GTTCCATTTTCTACCCTACAGAATCAGTGGTTCTGATTCAGCCTTCCTTTTCTTGTTTGCTCTGTAGTATTTCGATGGAACTGTTCCACCCCACTGAGCTTCAACTATCTTCTCCTTCTTATAGTTCGTAGCCGCGCTCATCTCTTTCGTAATTTTGCGCATATTTGTGAGATGCTTTCGAACTCTACGAACAGTAGAGTACGAATTGCCGTCCGCCATTGCCGAAAAATCCCTCCGAAGAGATTCTGTAACTTCAACGAGCAAACGGACGAGGGTATGATACATCTCCTCGTCCCTCTCTATATTAAGACGCTTTCGCATACGCTTATTGTAGCACCCTCCGAGAGGGTGGCTCATCTACTAGCGCAAGAAGCTCATCGCGTAGTGGTTCCGGTAGGGGACGTACTCTTGCAAGTATCCTAGACTACTGATCCACTCAAACTCCTGAGTCTCTGCATCCGAACTGTCGTATGATCTTGTTTGTGGGTGCTTAACTGTAATCGAGTAATCTCGACCAACCAATTTACCAGCCTTCTTCGCAAACATTGCGGCTAGTAGGTCGACGCCGAATCCAATCTTATTGATTTCATTGTCTATATTGCCAACTGAATATACTGCATCTGAACTTAGCATCCAACACATTCCGTCAGTATTTGGAACCAGCTTAATGTCTCTGGAGTAATTCTCAAGAGCCGACAGTTCATATTCCCAGAAAGTGTAATTCACGTTAGGTGCGTAGATCCAAGCCTTGTCTGACTTGTAAAACACCTTGGCGTTATTCACCAATTTCTTAGGATCAGGAATTTCTACGTCTGAGGTAACTACCATCATGTGGCTACCTTGGAACAAATTAAGAGCCTCGTTCCACAGTCCACTGTAGAATATATTGTCGAACGAGTGTACATAGTCGAGTTCAGGTACAGGATTTCCGCTGTCACTGTCGAGAATTACTGCATTAACGCCAACTTCATAGAACTGCTGGCGCATCTTCAAAGCGTTATCCATCAATCCGTAGTTGAAGATGAATACCTCTAAGTCAAAATCAGATACCGTTGCTTCCTTCTCAGCAAATATTAGCCCCCATAGACGTTCAAGTATGAAATCTTCAACAGGATTAATCCTAGTAGAAATCAAACCAAGCAAGTCAATGTAGAAGTCTAGTGAATTGAGTAGGATTTTGTCACGATGCACTGCAAACTGAGCACCTGCACCAAATCGATAAGACTCTGGTGCTGATTGCTCAGGGTAAATTGCATTCCAGAATCTCTCTACTGGAAGTCCGGGGTGATGAGGCCCACCATTGCCATTACAGTCGAGTATCCCCTTAGACATGAACTCGAATCCGTTAGGATTCCAGTGCTCGACTAAGTCGAAGATATTAGGTGAATGTGCAATTACCTGACTAGTCCTAATGAAATAGGTATATTCAGGTAAGTCTTCGTAATTAGCGATGATGTATTCTATGTACGTTCTCGCATACGAATTAAGTCCGTTGCGGTATGTATCGTAAGGTAGTCCAGAATTAATGAACGGGGTTAAATCCATTCTATCGTCTACATGAATGCAGAGATTCTTCAACTTCCGACTAATCTTTAGTGGCTTTTCATATAGCGAACGAGGAATCTTCTTAAGATAGTCGAATCCTACAAGTCCGTTGTTCTTTAGGTTGACAGTACCTAAATGGCCGATCCAGAATTCCGCTCCGAATCGGTTATTGTGGCTCTGGTCCTGTAGTTTCGGATTGGGCAGTGCTTTAAGTGCATCTGCAGAAATCCACCAGAAATTTCCAGAGTAATGTACAGTTGGAGTGTCTCTTTTGTTGGCACCTACAGCCAATGCACCAAGGCGCATCATCGAGAGGCAGGCCCTCCAGTCCTCTACCGTGTAGTAGAGGAGTCCATCCACCCATGAGCGCACTCCGTCGACTCTAGGATCGCCGTCAGGGTAACTAGCGCCCTTGCTATGGAGATACATGACGGGGACATCTGACTCAGAGACGTAATCCTCGTAGAGTGCTTCGAGCGTAGGCCATTCCGAGCCAGTATTCTTTACCTGCCGAAACAGTACCTTATCTTCAGGCAGTCCGTATAATTCAATATCAGATGTACTGTCACCATCATTCACGCAAATGTGAATAGTATCTGCGTAGTCGGCTAGACCTGACTCGGCTAATGCCGAAAAAATCCTCGCATTGACCGCACGCCAATCTCCGCCTCTCCATAGGTGATAATAAATTACCGGACGCTTCATGTCAGATTATCCTCGGGTGTATGGTACAAATTGGCAATGGGTTACCCCCATAGCAATCCTAACTTCCTCAGTGAATATCTTAGCATATCTCAGGGTATGTTCTTGTGCTTTAGAAGGTGGCATATATCCACAGTCGACTCTGATGAAGGCTACTGTACCTACTAGTTCGATGTCGATTCCGTACTTTACTCCGAAAATCTTACGAACAGCCCACTTCTTAAATCTAGTTAACGTCTTCATTGTTACTCTCCCTTACGGAAAATATAGTAAGCCCCACAAACAGAATCCTCTACTAGGAAACTGAATCCATATTCCTCATATCTCGACAGAAATACTTCATGGGTAAGGTCTGGCTGTAGATGGATCTCGTGTACATTTCCGTCATAAACCCCCTGCTCATATAGGTAAGGAACCTGAACAATGAGGGAAATATTTGCCTTCTTGATTGCATTCAGAACCTTCTTAGCATCTTCGACGCTGAGGTGTTCTAAGATGTCGCCCATGATTGCGAGAGTATACTTCTTACCTGTGAACTTGAACTCGACAACGTCTTCGTTGAAGATTGTGCGATACTTCTCGCGCAACTTGAAGTCGTTAATATACTTCTCATATACTTCAATTCCGTCCATTACATATTCTGGAAGGAGATCTCTATATACACCTGCGCCACATCCAATATCAATAATTGAAGTCTCGCTAGGGTTGAAGTTTGTTCTGATTAGGTTTACTACATTAGTGTAGTGTGCTGGATGACTGTATGGCATTTGAGTATTTAGCCCCTCATTTTCCAGAAATTGTTGGCATCGTCTACAGCTACATCCAACTCCTGAACAGTAGGACACACCTTAATCTTCCATTCCCTATATGCTGGCATCGTCTCATTTGGGTGTATGCATCTCACTGAATTCGACATTAGGAATTTGTAGCCGTTGTTATATGCGTCCTGCATCAGGTTAGCGTCATCACCTGCATATACTCCAAGTACCCTATAGCCGCCAACTCGATCCCAGAATTTCTTAGAAATGAATAGACACCCACCCGCAACTCCACCACTCCCATTCGGGTGACAGAACATTTCGAAGTTGTATTCTCCGTGATAGTAGTACCTATTCTCATAGCACAACTCAAGCATCTGGCAATTATTGACCTCCTGAAATAAGGAGATCAATGCGGGTGTTAGATTTAGCCTATTTGCTTCTGCGAACGCTTCGATCAGTCTACTAATTATGTCATCCTCGTCCATCTTGTATATAATGTCTGAGTCTGCAGTAAGGAAATACGTCTCATCGTCTAGAAATGCACTCACTAAGTGATTTACGACATGAGCCTTTCCATAGTTCTTATCGAATCTGTAGATGATAGCTTGTTTGTTTCTAGATTGAATATACTTTGAGATGCGATCCCAGTTAGCATCGTCACTAGAATATCCACCAAATACACACTTGAAATTGTAATTATGGCTTTCGTAATAGTCGAAGAATGATTTCAGACTTGTTAGATTCCTGATCGTCATTTCTTCATTAGGTGCAAATATCGGCTGAACATAACTAACGCGCATTAAAAAACCCTTTCAAATCTACATTTATATATTTTTTGTATTCCACTTCAAATCTTTTGTCTGTTTCGTTAGCGGCGTCTAGTAACTGCTGAATGTCAGTGTTCTTCCTCCACGACATGCCTTCGAAGTGAGTGAAGAAATCCCCCTCTATGTTGTGGTTCAGGACTCTACCATTAACTCCCATTACATCTTCCAAGAATGTAGCTCCAACGTCATACTTCTTAATTGGATGGAAGTCGGTAGTTGGTATGTTTCCGTAGAAACCCTCTGATCTAGTCTTTCTGACCTTGTGGAGGTCCACATATTTCAAACTATGATGTGCAACGAAGTCAACGTCGATGAAACAGAACCATGGATGTACTCTCTTATGCAAAAGGAATCCACCTCGATCACCTTCAACATGACCTGCGACGTGAATAGAACTGTCAATGTAGTGCTGTAACACTGGCATGAGAGGTTTATTGAATACAACGTCTGAATCAACTAGTAGCATGTACCTAGTGTTCACTAAACTAAGTGCGGCCTCGACCCCCCTATAATGAACAGCGCCTCGGCTCCGAACATATGGAACTCCACTCGAATTTAGGAATTCAATCGAGTCGTCATTGCTCGAATGCTCCATGATTAGGCAGTTTCGAGATACTTCTTCATTATGAACAGCCCAAGACTTCAACATAGTCTCTATCTGGGCTGGAGTATTGTAGTTACAGCTAACTAACGTCAAATCTAGCATTAGTATCCCTTAGCAAATACTTCTAGAAGCGTAGTCGCGTACTTCTTCAGGTAGTCGAATTTCAATCCGATTGCCTTAGCGTCCATGGTATACTGATGTCCGTAATTGTTCTTCTTATTGAAATCGGACAATCTAGTCTTGAACTCAGCATGTCGCTTGATGACGTATTCACGGTCAATATACTTGAGGTGGAATAGGTATAGAGGCTTCACTGTAGATTCTACTGCAATGGATGCCTCTAGCGCGGCCCTGTTCTTCGGCTCGACTGAGAATGCGTGACATCCGGGTCTATATACAGGCACCAATTCCCTACTGAAGATACATCTCTTATTGAAAGTATCGTCCCTTACGCATTGCTTAGTATCATTGTCGAAGCTGATGTCAATATCATCACGATCATCATTTACAATCTGGACTCCGAGTACCTTCGGAAGGACATATCCCTTCTTCATACCTGCGAGATACCTTACGAGTCTCTTATTGTCTTCGGCATCTTCGTCGCATGTGAGTGGTACTTCCAAGAATTCGTCACAGTCAACTACGATGAAATAGTCAGACTTGTACTTCTTCCATGCGTTATTCTTGATTTCAAGATATACGTCATCTCTAATTTGCCCGTTAGTGTCGTAGTTCACAACCTCAACACTACAACCTTGGTGTGTTTTGTCGTACTCTTTACATATCGCAACGGTATTATCGGTCGACATGTTATCGTACACTACAATACGATTCACGCCTAATCCTCGATAGTGATCGAGAAAGTCTCGAATTAGATATTCTTCGTTATAGCAGACGGTGAGTACAGTTATTCGCATACTCGTATTATAGCGAATTTACTGTTTCTTGACTGAATCTTCTGTTGACTCTTCTGGAGTTTCCTCTTCAGTGTCAACTACCTTCTTTACTCTTTTAGGAGTCGGCTCTGGTTCTGGCTCAGGTTCTTCGACTTGTAGTAATGGCTTCTTTTCTGCAAATCTACCAACCACATAAGTACCCATTGCGCTTCCGAGTAATACGTCGGCCATATGAATTACGCTCTCGGTGAGAGGGAGTGCTAAGAAAAAAGCAGACAACATCACGAGCGAATACACCAATACAGAATAACTAGCGATTAGTCTTTTATTCGACGGAGTCCCGTCTGGTTCGCAGAAAATCCTCTGTATAAATGTCCCGAGCTTCATATTGATATTTATGGAATACTAAATAATTGAGTTCAACATAAGGAGTTGTAATGATAAGTAAGTATTTCAAGGCCGAAGAGTTGCTACCTGAGGGTGAAACTAATGTCAAGTTAATTGACCAGAAGCTACTAGACCTGATTGACGAAATTAGAGAACTTCTAGGAGTTCCATGTTCGATCAATAACTACGCTTCAGGTGGAGATCGACAGTGGTGTGGTCTTAGGACTAAGAAATGTACCATTGGAGCACCCAAGAGCAAACATAAGCTAGGACAGGCCGCAGATATGCATCCGAGTGGAATGTCTGCAGAGGTTGCTAGGGCTAAGGTGAAAGAGGCGGTGGCCGCAGGTAAATTGAAGAATCTAGGCGGTGTTGAACTTGGAGTTAGCTGGCTTCACGTCGATGTCCGCTCTCGAATCAATAACGAAGTACTCTGGTTCAAGGCTTAATCATGCGCGAAGAATTAACTCGATGGGGAATCGTTGCTCTATTCGTTGTACTTTTTTCACTCTTCACATTCGGCCCTTTGAAGAGTTGTTCGGGTGCAAGTCAAGCAATAGATACTATTTCTAAGACTGCGCACGCCGAGCAATCTAAGGTCCGTGATACGGTAATTAAGTACGACACTATCAAAGAAAAGGCTGAAATTCGATATAGGACAAAGCACGACACTTTATGGAGAACAAGCCCAGATAGTGTAGATACGATGTTCAATAAGACTTTCGAACGCGATTCGATAGACACTACAAAGTACACGACCGGATACACTCAACTTAGGAAGGCACTAGACGCTAACAATCAGCGTATTAGAGACTCGATTAAGTATGAGGCTTCCTCTAGGGTAGTTGCAACCTGTACAAGTGCAGTAGCCACTATTGTTAAAGAGGTCGACACTCAAAAAGTAATCATCACACAATATGAAGAAAAGATAGGATGGAAGCAAATTACTGTAGGCGTGATACTTGCAACTATTGCTTTCGTCTGGGGTACTTCATCGGCCAAGTGATTCAGCGTCGAGGATAACTCCATCGAACTGAATTACAAACTTACGAGCATATCTGGTCTTCACAATATGCTCCATCAGCGGCTCATTATCTAGGGAGAACTTTGTTCTCCTTTCACTTCTGGTAACAATTCTACAGAAATCTAGAAAGTCAACATTGAAGACTTTTTTGCCATTGACTGTTTCGTCGCCTATCATACTTACTATTTTATCTGAAACTAGATGAGAACCTTAAAATTTCTACTGACTAGTGAAATTTTGCGATAGTCGTTTAGTTTTCTATAGTTAGCCTGACTTGGGATGAGTGCCATTCTACCGTATGAGTGTGAGCTAATGGCGACCTGCTCATTCCACACCTTATATGTAGTCGAGTCCACTCCAAAGTAAGCATAGTACTTCTTGTCGAATGGAGTGTATACTCTAAAGTACTTATACTCCGATATGCTCTTACTATGGATGTCGGTATGTCCCTTCATATACTCGAATCCACCGAACATGAAGTCCATGTAGTAGTCAATGTATTCGAATAGGTAAGTAACTAAATTAGTTTGGGCCTTGGTCCTAGCCTTTATGTTCTTCCTACTATCGACGTGAACTGAAATCTTAGGATCTGAAAGTAGATCCTCGCACATTGCAGATACTCCATTGACTGGATGGTAATACTCGAAGGGAGTTTCACTAGTAAGTTGACCTAGGTGTAGCATACTGTACAATCGCCCAGCGTCTAACTGACTCTGGTTAGTGTTCCATTGATTACATCCGACCTTTTTCATGATGTTGAGGTATAGTTGATCAGAGAATATCGTCTTCATTAGCTTAGTGATATTCTTGTGCTCTTTATACTCGGCTATGAATTCCTCAGGAGTGAAAGACTTCAAGACATTGTCATTGTAGTCCATTTCAACTTCGAAGCTACTCTTATTGAGCGGATATGCGACATACTCGTCATATTGACTGCTGAACTTAATCTTCTTAACTGGAACCTTCAGGTGGTTCTCGGTGACCTGTCGGAAATCTAGGTCAGGTAGGAACTTCAGGATCTTATCCAGTTGACCTGCAGTGAGGAATAGTGCGCAGTACGCTGAATCCTTATTCTTATCAAAATAAAAACCACCATACTCGCCAGTAGTATAGTGGTTAACCTTTGTGATGTTCGGCTTAGAGGCTAAGTATCTGGAATACAAACAAGCCTCTAGTGAATCACCTACTACATTTACGACATCTTCTGATATTCTCACCATCCAAATATTTAGTTCGGATTTTTGAGTTTTTTAAGAGAAGTGTTCCGTCCAAAACATCTCAAGGTAGTTGACCGACATCACACCCTGCACCACATCAATCAATCCTAGTGATTCATTGAAGAATAGGGTGAGAGGTACGTCGTCGAAACTAACCTTCAGCTTCTCCCATATCTTCTTGCTGTCAAATCCATTGAGCGCATCTACTAGCAATACTCTCACATTGTTATCGAAATGGTCATTCTTACCTAGCCATTCGGTGACATTGGATAGATTCTCACTGCAAGACGAGCACGGATCTGAAGAATAGATGTTGCTCACCATGATCATTACTAATTCAGGTGAGTTGTTCAGCATTAGAGTTGGATTGGATTCTATGAGTAATTCCTTAACGTCTTCCGCGATAGTTCGACGGAATCCCTTGAGTTCATGATTCTCATAGTCTGCCATTCCATCTATTACACCTTCAGCGGCCTGAGCCAAGTGCTCGTCTGACATTAGGGTGCCTTCAGGGTCATTATGATTTCAGCAAACATTGATGCGATATTGATTTCCTTATCGATCACTGCATTATGAGGTACCATGTGCTTCCTGATCGCGCATACTACCTTCATCTGCTTCATCGGATCTGCAATCTTCGTCACCATGTCAGACATTAGTGCGGTGAAGATGTCATTCTCGGGAGGCATTGTATTGTATACGTTACGGGCACTGACAAAGTCGCCACCCAAAAGTAGTTCTTGAAGTCTGGAGTACTTGTCGAACGATGCCTTATTGGAGAAGTCAGTACCGCATACCTCTCCATTACGGAGATAGCAACTGTACATGCGAGTCATGACCTTGCGAGTATCTGGGAAGAAAGTATTGATCAATGCCTGAAGAGTCTTCAGGTCATAATTCACTTTCTCAGTAGTACAGATATGTTGGAGTCTCGCGTAGATCTTCTTCTTCATCTCAACGACTTCGTCTGCATTCTGCAGTGAGAAGTCAATGACTTCGACCCTAGAATCGGAGTACTCCGAGAAATTGGTGAGGTCATTCGAGGTCATGATGAATCGAACAGACTGATTCAACTCCTCGATTGAGGCGAGTAGAGGACTTAGGAAGGTCTTCTCATTGCTCTTGTCGGTTTCGTCGAGGATTACGATCTTAGGTGCCTTGGAGTATCCATTATATGAACCCCATTCGACAATTTCCTGCTTGATCGTCTCTTTATTACCATCCTGTGAAGAGTTAATGAACTTCGACTTGGTTCCGTAGCGAATGACCATCTCATTTGCCAGTACACGAGCGGCAGTTGTCTTCATCAGACCTGCACCCGAGGAGTGGAACATGAGATTAGGGAACTGCATCGGGTGCTCGACTGCAGATCTAAGGAATGTCATGAGCCTGTCTGGTAGAATCAGATCATCTAGTCGCTCTGCACGGTACTTTTCACACCAAATAGTGTCTACGAGTGCTACTTCTTCCATTTTAGATCCTTGAAGGGCAAGATGCGTTGAATTTTACGTTGACATTCCCATTAAGGTACTCTCCAGTGAAGGCCAAGATACCTCTACCATCAGTTCCGAAGACGTGAACCCTAACATCACTGCTGATTGAACGCAGGATATGGAAGAATGCGTATGGGAACTTGGTATTCGAGGTGATATTGGCAGTATCGAAGTTGAGAACCTCGTCTGGCTCAAGATCGTAAGTGTATTCGCAGATCTTGTCGGATTCTGAAGTGAAATTGAGTACAACTCCATCAGAATTCTTCGAGAATGAGATAGTCTCAGACTTGAACTTGGATGCTTTCTCGTAAATGGCCTGAATAGTTTCCTTACTCAGGTCAAATGAGAGCATCTTGGGGAGATCTGGGTCTGCAACCATGGCAGAAACGTCTGCATAGTCGTCAAATCCGAACCTACGAGCGTATCTATCCTTACGACTTAGACGATGGTAGATATTTGACTTACCCTGTTTGATCAGGATGGCGTCAGTTCCACGATAAACCTGTCGTGTGAGGGTAACGTCGCTCTTGGGATAGTCCTGAATCTTCAAGGCATTGAGGAATTCCTTGAAATTATGGAACGTGATGTCATTCTCCTCAAAGGAAAACGCATAATCGTCCAACTCCATGTTCATTACTATCGTACCGATTGCCTCATCGCACTTACGAGATGCAATCTTCCCATTCTCCCTAACAAAATACCAAGTCTGCCCCATTGAAGTGGTCGACAGACTTGCCATCAAATTAAAGAAAATGGGTGAAATAGACAGTTTTGTCTTGTCACCCATTCTAATTAGCCTTTCGTTGCGTTGGTTGAACCCAATCCGCCAGTTCTATCTCCGCCTACAGTTTCCGAGTCGTCGTCGGTGGTGAGGTAGTTCATGAAAATACCCTGTGCGATTGCCTCGCCTGCGGGAATTACGATGTCAGTATCATACGGATTGCGGATCTTGAGGAAGATTTCCTTCATGTAATCTGCATCGATGATACCTGTCGAGTTGGCGAGTCGAGCACTGAACTTAAATCCATGTCCACTACGCACAAAGACGGCAAGGTATTCATCTGATCTCATCACAGCAATGACGCCAGTCGAGATCTTGTCTGAAGTAGTGCCTGCCTTTAGTACAATGGCCTCTCCGGTGTTGTTGAAGAGGTCGTAGCCTGCGGACAGCTTGGTAGACCTGCGGGGCATCGTGAAGCCCTCAGTAGCCGCCACTGCGCTATCCTGTGCGCGAATGAAGCCACGGTTGCGGATTGTACCATTGAGGTCGGTCTTGATTGTAGTGTGTTGTTCCATGCGAATATTGTAGCACGCAAAAAAGGCCAACCCTAAGGTCGGCCTTCTCTTTCCTACTGACGGTTGCGCTTACGCGACTGCCAAGGCTCGGACATCTTCGTAGACTGGCTCGATCTTGACATCTCCGTTCTCGTAGATGACTTCCATCTCGTCGATGGCGTCGGCATATCCCTCGTCGAGTGCGGTGACGGTGCGGAATCCGTCTCCATCCTTGACGAGTTTCATGTTGCCCTTCTTCGAGGTCTTGAAGCTGAATACCAGTTCGCCGTCGGCATTGATTTCGACCGGAGTCTTTTCGATGTAGCGGGTTTCTCCGTCGACATCCACTTCACAGCACTTAATTGCGAAGTTGAAATCGTCACGATTGAAGTCCTGAAGGAGCTTTCCGCCCGAACCGAATCCGATATTGTCTGCCGACCATCCCGCATTCTTAAGGGTTTCGAGAATATGCGCGATGCTGGTGCGCGAAACTCCATCACCCTGAATGACTCGGATGTAATCGGGGAGAACCTTGTATCCCTTCTCGTTGACAGTGTATCCGAAAACTGCGCCGATCTTCTCGATGACCGCGAGGTCAGTACGGGCCGGATCTCCCGAGTCGGGACGGATCACGAGGCGTCCCTTGCGATTCTCGATCTTGTGCTTCAGAGTCCCCCACTTGTCGATAGCTTCGAGAATGTGGAACGAATCCGAGACGCAAGCGACAATTCCAGTGGGGAACTTGTCGAGCATGTTTTCGAATGCGAGAACCTCACCCTCGCGACCCCAGCTAGTGATGGTGCTGTGTTCGCTTGCAGGTACCGAGAACCCGATCATGTTGGCGGTATTGTAGAATGCCTGTGCAAGGAAAATGCCTGCGACAGTATCTGTGCCCATGAACGAAAGCAGATGCGCCGAGGCTCCAAGGGCCGCAGTCTCTTCCGACGAAACTCCGCGACCTCCGAAGTCGTGACACTTGAACCAGATGTCTGCAGGAGTTCCAGTCTCTTCGAGGTACTTCGAGATGATCTTGCGAATCTCAGCCGAGTTTGTTCCGATGGTGCAAGTATACCAGACCTTCATCAGAAGAGTCTCGATGTAATTGGTCAACCACCAGCACTTGTCATCGGTATTCTCGATGATCATGAGCACGTTGTGGTTCTTGGCCTTGGTACCTTCACGGACAGCACGAATACGAATCGGGAGTTTCCCTCCGCAATTGTCTACGATGTAATCCCAGAGAGTACGATCAAAGATCTTGCTTCCAAAGTGAGCATCCCAGAATTTCTCGGCAATGTCCACGTCCTTCCGGGTAAGAATGACGCCTTCGAGATATGCCTTGAGGTAGTAGTTGATTCCATACCACAAGACGTAATCTGCAATGGTGCTACCACGGGCAACCATGTGCGAAGTAACTCGACGAGTATTCTTTGGGTACTGGTGTGCTTGGCTGGCCTTGTACGAATCAGTTGCAGTTGCAATGCTCATTCCGAGCATCTTCCAAGTATTGTGCATTATAGGCTCCCTTTCATCAGTTTATTTGCTGTTTCCGTGTCTCCGGACACTATTAATTGCCGAATCTCCGATGAAGAGACTGCGCAATCGAAGTTTCTATGGAAGACGTAGTCCACCATGATGTCAGTGACGTGAGGTTCTTCCTTACGGCCAAAAACCTGAAAGCCGATGCCTCTGAAATTCCAATTGAAAATCAAAGACCTGTGTTTCGCGATCACATCTTCGACAGTAATCGCTTCAGTATTCACATCCAGATTATGCATCGATATGAATCCAAGAATAGCACTGCGTTCACTTGCAGAGAATTCGAAAGTTTCATAGCACTTGATCAGCCTATTGAACGTATCGACACCCATGATGAGATCTACATAGAGGCCAGTTCGCTCAACCAAGTATCTGACGTTGTCGTAGAAGTATCCAATTTCGAATACTGCTGACATGAAATTTTCAGAGTCGATCATATCTAATCGAGTAAGGATCGACTCATTCTGAGCTTCACCTTTCTGGTAAGTATTCTTCGAGATTGCGAAGATAACCAAAGTATCTTCATCCTCGACTGCCTTTGCGATCTGAACGTGTCCATGGTGAATTGGATTGAAAGATCCCTTGTAGAGTGCGATCCTTCGATACTTCCTAGCCACATCTTCAAGTCGAACTGGCTTTCCGTCCTTGAAGAATACTGGACACTTACTATTCAGGAGATCGTAATTATATCCAATGTCGACTGTACTATTCTCTTTGGTATTGAGAATAATAGCAGAGACTTCATCGGCAATGATCTCTAAGGACTTCTCCCTCGAATAGAACTTACCAGTCTCGTAATCGCAGAGTGTGAGGTGATAGAACTTGTCTTCCCATTCACCTTTCACATATCTAGCGATAGCGACCCATCCATGGGGAACCCTATCATCGTCTTCTCCAGATCTGACTTGAAAAGAAGTTGCGATAATGTAGTTGAAGCTACGAATCATCGCATCCTTCACCGAGTCGAGAATCGAAGCTACTGCTTCCTTGGAAACCATTCGATGATTCCCAATGCTCGGGTACTTATGCTTTGCGCTACCATATGGGCTTTCGCTATGGTACACTACCTTCGAAGCTCCGGGGCACTGATAGAGTCCATGAGCAATCGGACAACCTGCGCCGATTTCGACGATATACGCCTTGAGATCTTCCTTCTCAAGATAGTTTCGCAGTTCAGTGAGCATCTTAGGCTCCGAGGTGACGCTTGAGTGCGCTGATCAGGATCTTGTGTGCAGGCCCAATGAAAGGATCATCGCCCTCAATCAGATCAAATCGATCCTTCAGGCTGAACCATTCAGTGGTTTCGATTTCTGGATCTTCAGGCGCATCCGGACCCGAAGGTACTTTATCCGAATCGACCTTCAGGATATAGTAGTGGGTGCGAATTGCATGGGGGGTATTTTCATAACGTCCATCGGGAATCTTGAAGTTTCCGATGTATCGAAGTTCGTGTTCTTGAGCGACGATTCCAGTCTCTTCCTTGAGTTCACGAATCGCATCTTCCTCGTCAGTCAACGAGCTTGCGTCGGTGAATCCACCGATGATACACCAGCGACCAGTAGCCCTCTTCTTGCCGAGGAGGATAGTGTGCTTGTACGGGTCGATGATTGCAATGTCTACCGTGGAAAACGATGTCGGCCACGGCAGATGAGGCTTCTCCGGGTTATGCAGGATAAGTCCGAAGGGTTTAGCGATTCTATCAAGAATCTTGACTATTCGAGGGTGTAGTTTCATAGTAGAACCTTTCTGTTGGGAGAAAGATACTACAGTGCCTTCGACTTGTCAACCACGAACTTGACTTCTTCATGTTCTAGTAATAGAGGTGAATCTTGCTCATTAGCTTCAGACCCGTCGACCATTAGAACAAAAGTTTCCCATTCATGTGGCTTTTCTTGAGTATGATGTAACTCGAATGGAATCTCCCTATCTCCACATGCTAAGTAAACTACATTAGCCGAAGAGTCAGCGACAAGTCCATTTAGATCCATCGAATTGACTACCATCTTACCATTACCATCTTCAAGATAAAGTCCCACCTTCATTTCGGTATGAAGGGGGACTCCGTTCGCTATCAGATGCTCTAAGATGTTGTAGAGCTTAGCGATGATCATTCAATTTACTTCTGTGGAGCAGTGCGCTTCATAGAATCTCCGGTAGCTCTACGGTGCGACTTGATTAAGATTCGAGAATCGATTGGGTCTACAATTAGGTTCTCGGATGCACTGAGGACGGTCCAATCTTTCCATTCACCGTTAGCATTCAGTTCCAGTCTCCTTCCTACATTGGCGAACTTCTCGGGGATCAAAGAAACCTGAGATTCTACTCCAGCAGGCGTCGGCCTAGCCAGTGTACATGATCTGAAGTTTCCTTTTACTACACCAGTATCGTCTTGTCGAGTGTTCACGTCCATTATGATTCCTTTGCCTTCTGGATTTTCTCTTGAATCTTCTCTTCAGCGGCTCTTCTATCTGAATATCCGCTCATGTCTACTCTGATATATTTCGAAATCAGAGGGTAATTATCCTTCACCAGTTCGTACATGCCCTGTGCCAGTGTGCGATATGAATAGTGACCTGAAGGTCCGCTACGCAGTTCGATGAAGTATGCCAACTGCCTGAAATTGCAATTGTATACTACGTTGATATTGGTTCCTAGAATTAGGAAATAAGCCGCTACGAACCTATCGTTCTTGTATAGCTTACCAGTCACATCCTCGATTCTCTCACATAGTGCAATATACTTGGCCTTCAATTCAACTGCAACTTCCTCTTCGAGGAATCTTGGAATTGAATACCCGTAGCTAGGGCACCAGTCTGATGGAATTTGAGTTCCGACCCTGTGGCGCTGGACATCTCGATATGCACCAATGTCAATTACGAACCTGAAGATGTTATCTCCGAAGGCGGTCCATTTAGGGAACTCGTCATATTTCCCACGAGCCTCTAGAACTTCTAGCATTCCATTGAGAACATCATCCTCGTCGACACTGGTAGGGTCGAATACTCCGCAAGATGCGAGGTATGCCATTCCCATTAGACCTTCGATATATCCAGTGCTCGGTAGGATGAGTGCTAGATTGCTAATGTCTTTTGGATTTGGCTTCTCTGAAGAATTATACAACTTCAATGAAGTAGGAAGTGTCTTGGTGACGCTGTATGCGTTTGCAGTGACATGCTTCAGCAAGCCCGGATTGATCTTAACGCATTCGGTCTTGATCAACTCGGCTAGGTCGCGAATCTCCTTTTCAGGCGAAGCGAATAGCTCAGAAAGCCATCTCTCAGTTTCGCGAGTAGGAAGAGTAACTCCGAGAGAGGTCTTCGTCGAAGTAGGTAGTAAGTACCTAGCCTCGTCAAATGCCTTAGCCTTACAAGTCCTGAGAAATGCGGCTTCGGTCTTGAAATCCATAGGAGAAATCTGAGTCTTGTAAAACTCAGTAGCGGCATCCAATACCTCACGATACAATACCATTGCATCTGTGAGAATCTGACGTTCAGCATCTCCAACGAATTCAGATTCTGGGATGTAGAAATTGTCTACTGAGAAATTCATGTATCGAGTAGACTTCTCCTGAAAAGCGCCAAGTGACGAATTCTCAAGAATTTTAGTCGCCCTGATTGAGACGTTCTCAATTGCAAGTCTATCTACTGCAGAGTCCTTTAGTGAGGAATGACCATACTCGACAGCCCACTTGCGCATGAACTGTTCTGCCTTGTCCATTACCTTGGAGTATACCTCTGACTGGTATTCGTCTCCAATGAGGTCATCTAGTAGAGTGATGTACTCTTCGTCGCTGGTTGTCATCTCCTTGAACACTGCAAGGAAACGATCTCTCATTGAGAGTTCTGAGCGAGAATATCCACCTTCTAGAAATGCCCATAGTGAAGTAGGCATTGCATCTCTAGCCGCATAAACATCGGAATCAATGTTTGTGAAAAACTTGAGAAGTAACTTAGTTTCGATTGTGCTGTACACGACGAGCCTTTCGAGTCTGTGATCTCTGTATTGCATTGTTGATTTCATTCACTCGTTGAATTGCCATTAGATCAATAAGATCAGGCTCCTCTTCGACGTAATTTCCGAGCCACTCTTCGATCCACGCTTGTTCAGCCTCAAATGCCTTATTCTTCTCTTCGAGGTATCCCGGAATCGCCTCAAACTTTGAGCGCCTACCGTACCAAGCAGTGCCTACGCCGTGCTGATCGAAAGACAATCTCAACGGAATGTATGGGTCTATGTTAGACTCATCGCAGTTCGTCAAGTATATTTCGGCAACCGAAGTAGACTGAAGAATATCAGTCGGAGTCATCTGAATCCCTTCCATGCGCTGGATAGAATTCTGGATATACACTTCAGGCATTACGAATGAGGCGATTACATTTCCATTTACGTCGTGGGACTTATAGAAACTCTCTGCCTTATTATTCGCGTTATGGTAGAAACCTTCAGGGTAGTTCTTATCGTAGAGGATCATGTATGCATCATGTCCCTCTTCGAAAGTATACCTGTAGTTAATTGGGTCATCATTCTTTAGGAAATCGATGAAATCCCTGATCGACCCGAATATATTTCGAATTCCTTGCATTCTACGAGAAAAGAATGAAGGACTCGACTCGTCGTCGTAATCCTCATTACCAATTCTCAATCTAACTGAGAGATTAAAGTCGATCATGTTCGATGACCCTTTTGATTACAGGGAGAGTAGGTCGATCATTTCCAAGTCAAGTCCAGTAGGATCTTTCATCTGAACTGAAAATTTATCCTTCAGTGCAGAGTATAGGATCTCTGGGATTTCGACTTCAAGTGCAGGAACCTTCTCGGCTTCAACTGCAGTATCCCACTGTAGACCATTCTCGTCTGCGGTGAAATTCAAACCTTCGACACTCAGTTCGGCGTCGTTAGGTGCAAGGATTGCGATGAATCCATCGGCTTCCTTGATTCTCTCAGTGGTTGATGGAAGGCTACCGATAGAATCGATAAGCCAGAGGCGCTGTGACAGGTTAAGTTTTGTGCTCATGCCTATATTGTAGCACTAGTCTTGGGTTTCCTACCCCTCTTCTTAGGGGCGGTGTCTGGTTGAGTGCCTGTCTCAACCTGAGACACTACAGCAACTTCAGCGACTGCGCGTTCACGCTTTGCTTCGGCATCACTCTTAGATTTCTGCCTAGCTAATGTGATTTCACTCTCGGTCCTTTTTTTCAAAGTCACCACATGTCTTGCCTTTGCTTCGAATATTACAAGTTCAAGCGCATCGCATCCCCAATTATCGAGATACGACTGGGCAACCTCTTGAACAGTATCTCGCTCTTCCTTGGTATTGAATCTGAATAGTGTAGGGGCGTCTTCTCCGTGTTCGAAGTGCCCTTCCATCCAATACTTATTGGACTTATCAATGTTAACGAATCCAGCGAAAGTTGTTTTCTTAGTATGGTCCATATCAAAAAAGGGATTCTATTGAATCCCCCTCCATTTAGATTTTGTTTACCCAGTTATCGCCTAGTGATTCAACCTTCTCAGGTAAAACCACGATGGTAGAATTAGGGTGATGTTCTTCTATGATCGATTTGATAGTAGGCCAGTGACCGCCTGCCAAATCAGACCCTAGCAAATAAGGGAAGTAGATAGGTAACTTTCTAGTGTTGATGAAAGCCAACTTCTCTAATGCCTTACTGACTGCATCGTAATCAGTATGTACACCCGGACCTGCAAATGTCAACTGCCCGAACATATTGGCAACTCTCAAGGATGGATTCTCCTTAATTGGAACTAACTGTACACTTCCGAGCAACTCGATCTCTAATCCAACCTTAGACCTGCACAGCTTATTGTATTCCTTGAAAACAATAGGGTATCTAGCCCTTAACTGTGCCGCCAAGCCTCGACCCATCACACCTTGACAGTTCACTTGATGAACCACAATCCCGTGTGAGATGTCGAGAAGATTACCTTCAATGATCTCCATCTTTATCTCCTATCAAAACTTAAAGACCGCCTAGGCAGTCCACTTCTTATCTTGATGATAGCAACCTACGCTAGTGGCCTGCCAACATTTTAATCTCTACGTCAGTGAATATCTTGAATTCCCATCCCTTATGTTTACAAAAGGCTCTAGCCGCATTCCATTTGGCAGTATTGATGACATATTCATTCATCTGATAAGCCCATGTCTTTGTTCTCTTTTGCTGTCTAGGTGGCTTTAGCTTAGATTCAGGTTTCACCTCAATCACCCACTTCACATACTCACCATTCTTATTCTTAAACTCTACATAGAAGTCAGTGAAATACCTATGAGCCTTACCGTCAATTGGGTTGATATATGGTACTTCTATTACTTCCGAACCCCATTTAACTACAAACTCATTCATATCAAATAAGTACATTACATTAGCTTCCCAACTCGATCTGAAGATAGGGGGCTTAGTTGACATATACTTCTTGTAATTTACTACCTTGTAGACACCTTGATGCCATCCACCTTCACTTTTCGGCCTCTGCGGAGGTAAATCTTGATCTTCAAATTGACGCGACATATTGATATTTAGTAAAAATAAAGACCTCTTTCGAGGGCCTTGATTACTGGTAAGTGTGAGCTATGTGAGTTCTCATGAGTGATTTGATAACCTCGTGATCTCGCACTGCGTACTTGGAGATCTTCGTCAAATCAGTATAGTGTAGATTGTACTGTACATAGTAATGGTCAGTAAAGCAATCATATACTGCATAGATAAAATTAGCAGGAATATCCTCATGTATTAGTTGCCAATGAGTCCCCTTTACTAATGCATCAGTAGGCTCTCCGGTGATTGGGTCGTAATACTGCAATGTACATTCTGCCTTATTGACCTTCAAGTATATCCGTAGCAACTCATCCCCGAATATTATTGGATCAGGGAATTTATTCATCATTTCAGCGTACATGTAATACCTTTTCTAGAAAAAGGCCCTCTTTCGAGGGCCTCTTGTTTATCCGCACTTACTGTATCCGCAAGTGCAACTCTTACATCCCTCAGTGAAGATCATTTCCGATCCGCAGTTGGGGCACTTCTCGCCAGACTTAGTACCATCTTTGATATGGTGCTTGAGTACTCTCGAAATTACTCGGTTGAATGAGTAGATTTCTGCTTCCTCGTCTGCCTTAGTGAAGATGTCGAGAACGTACTTGACTCCCATTCCGCTACGGAGCAATCCGGAGATCGCTAGGGTGTGGAATGCATAGTTGACATTTGCAAACGCCTTCACAATGTCCTTAACTACGATCTTATCTTCACCTTCGCCGTGGGAGAATGCGTAGATTCCTCTACCTTCTTTCTTCCCTACCTTCGAGATCTTACCATGCTTAATCTTCTTAGGAATTTGGATATTCTCCGCAATTCCGCCGAAGACTTCATATGGACGACCGTCCAAAAGTCCAAGGAAGATTACCCACTGCTGTCCGTCGATCTTCACATGCGATACTTCACATTCGAGAGTCTCTGGGCGCTTAGGTGCATCTACTTCAGCAAACTGAATCTTCTCTTCGACAGGCTTGGATTCGGTGATTAGGATTCCAGAACGGCATCCGTCACGGTAGACTGTGAAGCCCTTGCATCCCTTCTCCCAAGCGTCCATGTAGATCTGCGACACGAGGTCTTCCGATGCGGTTGCAGGAAGGTTGCAGGTCTTGGAGATAGAGTGACATACCCAACGCTGAGCCGCCGCCTGAATGTCTACAGAAGCCCTCCAGTCGACATCGTTTGCAGTCGCCTTATAGTAAGGGGACTCTTCGTAGTCGGCTTCGGTTTTTCCGTTAACTTCCATCCATTCCTTGAAAGCATGGTGGAAGATCTTGTATTCGGTGAACTTGTCTCCAGTTGCGTCAGTATATGCAACAACTGCATTCTTATCTTCCGGATTGATCTTGCGACGACGAATGTAGCTTACATTGAATGCAGGCTCAATTCCAGAAGTGGTCTGGGTCATCATCGACACTGATCCGGTCGGTGCAGTAGTGGTCAATGCAATGTTGCGACGACCGAACTTCTTCCACTTCTCCAGATACTCAGGTCCGAGTTCACGAATGACTCTCAGCAAGAAAGGATGTTCCTTTTCCTTCTCGAAGTCAAATACTTCGAATGCGCCACGAGTCTCAGCCATATCAATGGATGCACGATATGCATTAACTGCAAGTGTACGGTAGATGGCCTCTGTAACTTCCACTGACTCTGGGGAGCCGTAGCGGATGTTCAGTGCGGCGAGTGCATCTCCAAGTCCAGTGATACCCAATCCAGTGCGACGACCCTTGAGTGCGGCACTCTTAATGGCCTTCCAGAGATTCAATTCGATTGACTTGACCGATTCATCCTCTGGATCATTTTCGATCTTGGAAATGATCTTATCGACCTGTCCAATCTCAATGTCGATCATGGAATCCATCAAATGCTGAGCCTTATAGGTGATCTCAGCCAACTTCTCGTAATCGAAAGTAGCATCCTTAGTGAATCTATCATTAACCAATGAATAAAGATTCAATGCCATCAAACGACAAGAGTCATTCGGGGAAAGTACGATCTCTCCGCATGGATTGGTTGAGGTGCTACCGAAACCTTCCTCAGTATAGATGTCGGATGGGGTATTGTTCAGTGCATTATCCCAGAAAAGGATTCCGGGTTCTGCTGATTCCCATGCGGCGTGAACAATCTGATTCCAAATCTCCCTAGCCGGAACTTCCTTCTTGAGCTTTGGATGTGCAGAGTCGATAGGCCACTGTTGAGTATACGTCGAGTCTTCGCGAACTGCCTTCATGAAGTCATCAGTCACTCGAATGGAGATATTGGCTCCAGTTACGCGAGTCTGATTCCTCTTGATGTTGATGAAGGTCGCAATCTCTGGGTGATGAACCGAAATAGTCAACATCAGAGCGCCTCGACGGCCTCCCTGTGCAACTTCACGGCAGGTATTTGAGAACCTATCCATGAATACTGCAATTCCGTCAGTGGTCTTTGCGGCATTGGAAGTCGAAATGCCCTTAGGTCTGATCTTAGACAAGTCCATTCCGACGCCACCACGACGCTTCATGATCTGCGCCTGTTGCTGATCCGCTTGGAAAATGCCTCCATATGAATCTTCAGGTGATGGAATTACGAAGCAGTTCGAAGCTGACTGGATGGAATATGGATTTCCGATGGCGGACATCGGGGAACCCTGAGGGATGATATACTTAAACCCTTCGAAGAGAGCGTAAATTTCATCGAATCCCATTCCGTCAGTATGCTTCGACTCGGCCTTCGCGAACTCACTAGCTAATCTGAGGTGCATATCGTCAGGGGTCTTCTCGACCAGCAACTCTTCGTTATTGCGAAGTGCGTATTTACCTACGAATACAGATGAAGCAGTGGTATCTCCGCTGAAATACTCAGCAGATGCCTCCAGTGCTTGATTATTTGAAAAAGTCTCCATTGTCACTAATTGTCCTTTCACAGGTTTTTATTTAGCGGCCTTACCAGCCGAGATTTTTGACTTTTGCATGTGAGAAAATATGCAAATGTGACATTTGAGTTATCAAATCGTAGTTTTCTGGATAGAAATCCATCAACAGCAAATGATCAACTTCGGTAACAGGCTTCGAATTGTACGCATTCCAGATAGAATCCTTAATTTCCTGTGGGATTCTGTCCAAATTGATGAGCTTCTGGTTACGTTCGAACTCTGCAAGCAATCCTTCGCGCTGAGCATATGCGTAAATGTTTCCATTGCTCTCAAGGATGATTTTTTCTGCGGTCTTCTCGCCAAGTCTTGGCTTGAGGTTGGGGATGTTATCTCCGGTATCACCAGTGAGAATCTTCATCTGAATGAGTTTCACCGGATCAACTCCAGTAATCTCAGTTCTACCCTCAGGGCCTCTGCTAAAATATGCAGTTGGACTTGGATCGTTGATCTTGAAGACTCTGAATCCTTCGTACTTGAACAACTGATGCCAGTCGGCGTCATTCGACAATGCAATGATTTCCTGAGTTTCGTGTAGCTTCTCAGTCAATACTGCAATAATATCGTCAGCCTCGATCCGGTCCAATAGGACAGTCTTGACTGGCATATTCTCAGCGAATGCATTCATCAACATGTCTCTGGTCTGATAGAACAGATTCCAGTCGATGGGGATTTTCGCCTTGTTTGCCTTGCGATTATCCTTGTAATCAGGATAAATGTCCTTGCGCCAGAGGTTCTTTCCGTCGCAGGCAAGGGTTAGTAGATCTGGATTGAAGCTCTGGATCATATCAAGAACTTCCATCTTGACATCGTAGATCCACTCCTTAAATCCACCTTCAGATTCCATCGCTAGGATGGCTTCTTTAGGGAGTCCGAGTTGTTCGCACTTCATTTTGCTGGCGAGAGAGTGTAGCTTCCAGTAGGACAGTCCACCAACGTCAACCACTAGGTGTCTTAGTTTCATGTCTTTATGGTAGCAAGACTAGAAGCGGTCGAGGCTGGCGATGCGGCTCTTGATCTTCGCTAGAGTGCCATTATTACGCAATATCTTGTAGACGAGCGTCTCGGTTGAGAACTCCCCGCTACTATGTAGTCCGGTGTATCTCATGCGCCACAACTTCTCTTGCAGTTTCTCCAACTGCTCGATGGTTTGGCACTTGTCTACAGTATCCATCACCTCTGCGGCTTTTTCCTTTACTGCAGAAAGATCGACTACAATGTTATTTCTGTCAGGCTTTACGACCCACTCACCGTTCATTAGACTATAGTATGCCGCACCCTTGACTCTATCTTGTTCAGAGTCAGCCGCATAGCATTCTACTGGTATTGTTTTGATCTTCACGTCGTATTTCATCGACCATAGTATCTTCTTGTCGTATAGGTACTGAGAAACTAGATCTGTTTCACTGCCTACACTTGAATAGTCCACAATCAAATGCATATCTAGATCGCTAGTTGGAGTATAATTGAAATTACAATTAGATCCTGTCAATTCAATATCCAATATGTTGAATTTCGAACCCTTGAATCTAATAAAATCAGAAAACTTATCAGCTATTGCAAGTAACTTAGTCTTAACGTCATCCCTGATTAGATATTCTCCGTCGACTCTAGCCCATATTGCAGGATTCAGTTCAGTATGAAACTTAATAGAAGAAACGTCAACGTCTTCAGGATTAACATCCTCTTCAAGTAGTTCTAGATAATCGATCATATTGTTTATTTATTGCTTGGGCACTATCAGCTTCTTCTTAGGTTCTCGTTTCTTAGATACCTTTACTTCAACCTCGGCGTCACTCTTCTTGACCTTCTTCTCTTTCTTAACTCTAGTGAATGCTCCGAATGTGATGAGTGGATGTTCAATTGAAGGCTTAGTCTTAGCCCCCTTCTTACCCAATAGAATTGCAGTTGCGCAATTATTCACATTCATTCCGAGATCAACTGGAAAAGCTCCTGTTGCCATGTAGCATATTTCAGCCCTTAGAGTATTTGCCATATAGATTGCATCTACCAAGTCCTCTTGCGGGTTATCGTACTCAGGGAGCATGAACAAATACGGATTTACCAACTTAGATAGGCTAGATGCCTTGAAGCTCATTCCCATGAGTACCTTGTCAGCCGCTCCGCTACCTGCCGCACATAGCTTCACTGTCATAGGGGGGAACTTCTTGATAGGTATTCTTCTATCGTACATGTAGTTTTTCATAGACCCTGCGAATTCCGCCAAGTCAAATACCTTACCCTTAGCACCGAAAGCGTAGTCTTCGATGGCTACATAGTCAATCTCTTTCAGGTAAGGTTCCACTATATCGTACACCAGTGTAGGTCTGTAGTGTGAAGGGTGTTGGTTATAGTCTTTCGGGAATTGGTGGATTATTAGGCCATCTCCTTCAAACTTCCACTTGTCAGTCTTCGTGAAGCCATGAAGGTCGATTTGTCGGATTCTATATCCATCGTCCTCATTAACGTCCATTATGCAGAAGCCGGGGGATGTAATACTTAAGTCAAGTCCTAATATGCGCATGTACCTATTCTAACAAACCTATAGCCACTAAAATATCTCTAAGTTTATCATCTTCATATGCGATTGCTGGGATCGTAGTGTGCTTTTTTCTATTATCTGAGCAACTAATCCATCTCAAGTTGTACTTAGAATTAGCTAACTTGACATGCTCAGCGATGTCAAGGTTAAAAACACTTAATGGAATAATGTGATCTAATTCGAAATTCTCACTAGGCTTTTCGCCTAAATGTAAATAGATTTCTTCGAAGTCGATTCCATATTCTTTACATGACTTAACTTTTCCATTTACACTTAGTCGCCTGAACGATTTTCTGATCCTATCCCTAAGTCTCCTAGTGAATGCATACTTAGGCTCCTCAAGTTTCCTAATGGCTTCTCTCTTAATGGCATAGTCAATGTATTTCTGTTGATTCGCGTAATAATTTTCAGAGCTATTCTTATTATACTCTTCCTTATTCTTTAAGTATTTTAGTTTATTATATTTCTTTGTTTTTTCTTTATCTCTATTTCTACTCATTTCATTGTTACATTGCTTACAATACGAATATACTCTACCAGTTTTCTTATTCACATAGAAACTAGATAACGCTAATTCTCTACTACATCGTGGGCATTTTCTTATCGAAGTGGCTTGCATTCATGTATTTATGGGATACGAAAATGCGTAACTTAGTAGAAAAAAAGAGGCGACATGGAGTGTCGCCTTTGATATTAGTCGGCTTTTAGTAGGTCTACAAGATCATATAGTGTTTTAATAACTTTCACATCTTCTAGTGGGTTCGTCAATGGATCTCCTATCCAAGTAGTAGGGTGTCGCTCGATTCGTATAGCCATTAGTTTATTTAATATTGCTGGGTTTATGTCATCTTTAACAGAATCACCTACCACTAATGTAGTTGTTCTATCTAATTGCATTGACTCAATGACGCCGTTCCATGTGTCGACATCCTTACGAGGTAATACGAACAGGCCATCAAATATCTCCCCGAACATTGCGGCCTTTCTAGACTGTCCGTAGAAACTCCCCTTTGTCACTACATGCATCGAAATTCCAAGATTTTTAATAAATTCAAGTGAATTCAATACGTCATCGTACATTGAATAGGGAGCTTCATATACACTTGCGGCTAGATTTAGTAACTTAAATGAAATATCAGACGAGTAAAATTTTTCTGCACTTAATTCATTTGACTTTTTCAATATTGAATATATAGAAACCCTGACAGAGTTGACAGAATCCAAAAACGCTTGCTTACTAAATCCGTCAGTCTTTTTAACCCTAACAGACTCAACTTCGTTGAATAGTTCCGAAACCTCATCAACACTAAGACCAGATTCTGAGGCAAGTACAGAATACATATTCTTCCTAATGAACTCATAATACAACATACACCGAACCAGTGTATTATCTAGGTCGAATAGAATTGTTTGTATTTTCATAGTCCGTTAAACTCCTTGATTTTTTCGAGTTGCCATTTTAGACTGACAATGTCAGTTCCTTCGTCATTGATTACAAAATTGTCAATCAAGGATTCGTCTATTCCTTTTTCGGATGAATGTTTAAGTGCAGTCTCGTCCATTCCGGATCGACCCCTATCAGATTGAACCTTTATCACCACCCCACCTAAAGACTTCACCCATTCAGCTTCATTGTTAAATCTTAAATCTGCAACTACAAATCTAGATACATTATTCGATAGATTTATCTGATGCATCCATGCTTCAAGTGCGTCGCACCATACATTCTCACCATATACATCACGGCCTTCTTCAGTACCTATCTGTTGTAGTCTATGTCTAACGTGTGATGGTTTGGTTTCGAATACTTCCTCGTATGTAAATATGTGTTTCCTCACAATATCTATTTTGAAATGGTTAGCTAGAGCCACCTTAAAATAGTCAGGTAGACAGTTTGAAGCTATGAAATCTTTTCCAGATCCAGCCCTACCATGTAAACCAATTATCTTGACGTTCTTGCTTAACAAACTTAACATCCTGTTTCCTTTCTAGAACATTTACACCCAAATCAAGCGCATCCATCTGAAAGCATAGTATTTCGCCAATTGTAGGCTCGATCACATGCTTCATTATCACTTCAGTCTTAACCGTTCCGTCAGCATTCATCTCATCTGGCTTGAAAAAGCCTTTTTGGATAAGTCCATTCAGGTCATGTACTCCAAGAGCTAACATCTCTCGGGTCCACTTGAAGACCTTAAAGCCCTTCTTCAAATACTTGAAGGAAACTCGCACTCCATCTTCGTCTCCGTCAGCGAATACAATTCCATTGCGATGAAGTGACCTATGAATTGCCTCGAAGAAGTATCCGTACTTCTGAGCGCCACCACATGCACCTGAATTATTCAGGAATTGACTGTCTATCACGCCCTCGAATGCGAAATATGGAACGCCTAAGTCGAGATGTGGAAGATTGTAATTATTTGGAGTCCAGTTCTCTGGATATAGGTACTTGACGAATGGCTTCGGGCGCAAATCTCTTGCTTCGAAGTGCTTATATGTCATGTCTTTATTGTAGTGGGGGATAATTACTCGATTGGCGTATTTTCCAGACTCACAATATAGGAAGTGCCTCGCGTGCTTCCTTGGTATTTTCCTACTGCATACGAATTCCATTGCCTTTTTATATGTCTGCGAGTTGCTGACCTTGGCCAATGGGAGAAATAGTGAGTAATCTACCACTTCCTCGTTCAGTGCAACTTCTACATAGTTGAGATTGTCTTCCTGTACCCTGTCGTCTAGTGAAATACCTACAAATACATCCTGTATCCACTGTCGGTATAGTCCAATGCTCTCGTTCTTCAGGAAATTAGAGAATGATGATTTGTATCCGCAGTTATGACATCCCATTGCGCCATTACCGTCGATATTCGTGATTAAGTATCCACGCTTCTTCGACTTAATAGTTGCAGAGTCACCGCATATAGGGCATCTGAATAGGAATTTCCTACCCTTGGGTTCAATACCCTCTACCCCGAATTTAGTCAAGTACTCATGGAACTTAGATGGCGGGGTGGTTACCGCATGGTTCCAATGGGACACGAAGACGTTGCTTTCCTCCATGTAGAGGATTGTAGCAACTACTTGGCCCTGAGCGACTCCCTGTGGCGATTGAGTCGACTTACGATGGACTTAGTTACCTTGCATAGTGATTCGCATTTGAATCTAGTATGATACAATTCATAGATCGTCTTCATTAATTCCACTTCGGCAATCAGTAACGACCTAATAGCCCTTATGTCTGGGTTGCTATTGTCATTCTCATATTCCATTACTTCATTTATCATGTCTGGTGGCATGTCATTTGCCTTCAATTCCAATTGCCTAAGTCCACATAATGCGGCCACTACCGAATTGTGCTCTCGCTTGAAGTCGTTAATGTCAAGCGTCAATCTACTTAAGTTTCTAGATTGTTTATTTCTAAACTTAATCAGTGCAGATATTGCAGTATTGATACTGGCTATGTCATTAAAATCGTAAGTTGCTTGAGTTAACTCAAGAGCTACCTGTTCAAGTTGCTTAATATGTGATGATCTTCCGAACGTACTTATAGTCATAATGTACATCCTATATAATTCGTGCCTGTTCAGATGCAGGTTGGTGAATATAGTTCCTCGCTTACCAGTTTTCATGAAATCTCCAAAATAGAAAAGGGGAAGGTTACCCTTCCCCCATATTTACATCACTCGTTCAGCGTTTTTTACTTGAACCACTCTTCGCTATCAACAGGTACATTTGCATGAGGCTGTGGAGTTGCTGGAGTTACTGGGAGCGGAGTCACGCGAGTCTGTGCTGGAGGCAACATGCTCTCGGCAGTCTGCAACGCAGGGCGTGCTGGGACGGCCATCTGTGGCTTCGGTGCATTCTGGGCAGGTGCCTGTGCCTGAAGGGCTGGGCGAGACTGTGCGCCTGCTCCGAAGCCACCCACGCTAGGAGCAACCTGTCCTGCCTGACTAAACGCCTGATCGAATTCGTCTACTGGTGCGGCCTGTGCGTAAGCGGGTGCGAACCCACCGACGTTAGGTGCCGGGGTGCCAGCAAAGGAACTACCCAAATTGCTGTAGGTCTTCTGAACTCCTGCGACTGGTTCACTTCCAACCTTAGCCAAAATATCGGAGATCTCTTCTTGCGAAGGGAGAACGATTTGACCTTGGATGTCATGGCAAAGAGAACGAACCTGTGCGATGTAGTTGTCATCACCAATAGCAGTTGCACCGCCACTGACGAGGAACTGAGATCCATCGTACTTGGTGAATCCATCGACCTTCTTCATGCAAAGGAAGAAATCCGCGCCCTTGGTAGGGTGGAATGCGTTGATGGACGGAATACGCGAATTAGGCGGATTCTTCAACTTCTCAATGTACTCCATGACTTGGTTGGGGAATTCCCACCACATCACGCGACCTACATTCTCGGGGTATACGCTATCCTCAATAACGAGGACGTTCGCAACGAAACGAGTCTTGTTTCCGTGATCCTTCGCCCTTGCGACAAGTGCGGGAACCTTGGAACGGTGTGCTTGGATATTGTCTGAGCAAATATCGCATTTGGTCTTCTCGTCAAGAGTCTTGGGACAAATGACTCGAACTGTGCGATTTCCAATCTTCATGAAGTGGACGACCTTCTTTACGAACATCGGGCCGCTTGCAGGAGGAATGAATCTTACAGTTGCGAGATACTCGCCCCTCTTATCGTTGACAGACGGACGGAACTGATTAGGATCACGCTGATCCTCGCCCGAACCACCACCATTTACGAGTGCTAGTGTCTGTTCAAATTGTGCATCAAAGTCGGTAAACGAATCCATGTTAGTGCCTTTTCCTTTTCTTAGCTAGAATTAGCCCGTTGTCCTCTGCCACTTCACTTCGTATCTCAAGTCTATTCTCATCGTCGAGCAAATCTATCAAGAACTCTATTTCATAGTGATCTCTCATAGAGAGAATTATATGCCATAGCTTCTTATGTGGATATTTCTGCTTGAGATCTCTTAGGACTTGATTGAAAGCTATCTTCTTCGAAGTCAGAATTGACTCATCGGAAGAAAGGCTCATACCATAGGCTAAGAAACGCTCATTAATTACATCAATCCAGTTACTTACAATCATCTTGGGAAATTCCTCGCTTCATCAACTGTTCCACTGTTATCTCCCGTAGTAATCTTGAAGCGTTGGATTTCGTCGTCATTCGCGTCTCTGAACTTCATTATATCAGCATAACCTCGGGCTAGGAACGCAACGTCCTTGGGTCCGTAACGATTTTTGATGATGTTTAGCTCGTAGAGGCCGTTGGCGATCATCACGGGGTCGCGGAGGATGGCGATGCCGTTGGCAGAATACTTGTAAATGTCAATTGACTCACCTACATCTTTGGCACCAGCTTTGGTATTTCCGTAGCCGTTTCTGTTGAACTGAGAACAAGTGACAACAGGAACATCTAGTTGCTTTGCGAGATTCTCGATTTCCTTGGTAATGTATCCAAGGTCTTCGTGCTTCTTACCACCTGCGCCACTTGCGCGATTAGTGGTCATGCAATTAATGTAGTCGAGTACGATGATATGGGGCTTGAAACCCTCTTTAACCTGAAGATCCCTGATGGAATTCAGGATGTCGATTGAATTGACTTCGAATGAAGGCCATTCAAGAATACGAAGATCTGATTTACTGATCTCTCTGATCTTGTCTTCGAAGAACTTAACGTCGTAGTTCTTCAGCGAGTGGACTGGAATCTCAAGAAGATTAGCTACAATCTTCTTCATGATTTCCTGCTTATCCATCTCAAGGCTGATATACAATACGTCATAACCTTGCGAGAAGATATATGCAGAGTCATTACATAGGTAAGTGGTCTTACCCATATTCGACTCACCGTACCATACTGTCAACGCCTTAGATGCATATCCTCCACCCATATAGTGATTGAGTGTTGGAGAGAATGTAGGGATGAAGGAATTCGGAGCGTTCAGATACTCGACGAATGAAGACATGTCCTTCTTTGCAGAAATACCTGTCTTAGATTCAATCGTGAACGACACAGCATCAGAAAATCCTTCCAATACCTTAGCGTCAATCGCAGTCACGTCGCCAGTAGTCTTGATCTTGGCACTGGCCTCCATCAATCTACTAAATGTCAATCTCATACGAACGAACTCCTGAAGTTTATCCTTCAGGAATTCATCGTCATAGTTTCTGATGGAAATCGAACCCAAGTCCCTGAACTTAGTCTTCACATTCTCATCAGTCAAGTACAGATCATAGAACTCCTTCACTCCGGGGTATCTACCCTGCTCAGTAAAGAACTTCTTGACTGTTTCTATGATCTTCCCATTCTCTTCACTCACCATTGTAGATCTGGAGAGCTTGGGGAAAATCTTAGAACCTAACTCCGGCCTTTGGAATAGTGTCTTGATGACAATATCCTCAAAGTTTAGCGGAGTTAGGGTCTTGAATGGATCATCTGAATCTACTACTGGATTCGCTACGTCTAACATCTATCTCCTTTTGGGAGTGTTAGTCGATAGCGAAGTCAGCCTCAGTAAGTTCTGCTTCTTCGCTATCGAAGTCCACTCCGATTATTTCACCGTTCTCGTCAACTTCGTTGCCAAACTGGAAAGTCTTCTTGACGACTTCGTCAATCTCGTCAATGAAATTAGGAATCTCATTGACATAACTCTTGACTTCAGGATATTCTCCGTTTGCGTCCTTCGGCTTACAAATCAGCTTGTAGAATTTGCCCTTGTTTCCGCGACTTACTGGCTCGACAAGTGTACCTTCGCAGAATTTCTGTAATCCAAAGTTCTTTGCGATACCAGTCAAGAAGTCAACGTAAATATCAACCTCAGAACCTTTTCTGATGTATCGAGATTTAACTGCCTTACAAGTAAAGAAGTTTCCTCGCACAATCGCCTTGCTTACATTCTTTCCATCCTTCTCGGAGTACACTTGCTCATCAGTCTTGGACTCCTTGGTCTTCAACATTATGATAGCAGATGCACCGTAGGCACCGCCGCTACCACCCGAGATCTTCTTGCCATTGTCAATGGTGGCCGTGTTGGCTACCTTGGCATCCATGAGTTCGTAGACGTGGTTGATGATGATCAGAGGCACCTTGCAGATGTTCAGGTCCATGGTCACGTCGCGGAAGAACGACTTGAGGGACTTGTTCAGTGTGAGATTCTGCTTGGATTCACCCTTTGCTAGATTCTTTTCGTCGGTTTCTGACGAAAGGAAGCTGATTGAGTCGATTACGAAAAGGATTTTCTCGCGATCAATATAAGCCTGACTATTCGGGTCGAGGCCCTTGAAATACTCCTTGTAATTGTCGATCATTCCGTACATCTGAGTACGCAAGTCTTCAATAGTCTTAATCTTCAGGAACTCATAGTCGATACCACGACCCTTGAATCCGAAGTTGGCGAAGATTTCCTCGTCCTTTTCACCTTCAGTGTCAATGTAGACAATGAAGTAACCAGCTAGAGATGCACTCTTACAGATTCGAAGAGTGAAAAACGTCTTTCCGGTCGCAGGTTCACCTGCAAACATGACAGTTCTATTGTCGGGGAGTCCTCGCTTCACAGAACCTGACAGAATCGCATTGAGAGGGTACGATCCTGTGTCAATGAAGTCAGTCTTTGCCCTAATATCGCCACGAGGGTAGATGTATTCGTTCTTCGCGGCATTGATCATCGCCCTAATCGAAAATTTCTTCCTCGGTGCCTCAGTCTCGCCCGATTCTTTTTTACTAGATTTTGCCATGTTAACTCCTTCTTAGAGTATTATAGCAAATAAAAAAGCCCCCTTTCGGAGGCTTAGTGCTAAGAATGTATTTCAGATCATCGAAGGTCTGAAAGGAACAATGGGAAGGTAGAGAATAGTTCAGGGAAGCTATATCTTGCGGCAAACGCCACAGCCAACGGCCTACCATTTGCATTCTTCCAGTCCGGCTCCTCGAATACGACATGTTCGATGCCGTGCTCTACTGCAAGCTGGATCGCAGTCTGAATATCTACGCTGGAACCTGCGCAAGTCACGTTCCGAGTAGACTTCTCACGCCAAACCTTCTGAAGAGGGAGTTCCCGGAAGGACTCTCCCGCAAAATAGGAGGCATGGCTTGCTCCATTGGACGCGAGGCCCTTAGGTGCAGAATTATCCACCACCACATACATTTTCAGTAGTTCATATTTGCTTTTTGGCTTCACACTTCCAACCTTCAACGAACCTTCAACGTCGACCATGAACACATCGCCAGTAGCATCGGCTACATCAACGGCTCCAATTCCAGTTCCGATGACTGTCAGAACTCCTTCGTGCTCAGGATGTACGATCAGATCCAAGACCTTAAGATTATTTGTCATTATTACGGTGCCTTTCTCATGTATTTTGCGAGGAGATCCATGTTGCCTTCGAAGATGTTTCCCCATCCCATCGTATCGAAGATTTTTGCTAGTGGTTTCTTGAAAACCTTCTCAAACTGAACTTCGTGATCTATCTGGAAATACTTATCTAGGAATGGAGGCCAAGTATCTACGTTGTAGGTAATTACTTCTGTCTCGAATCGATTAGGAGTCTTGACATAGATCCACTTCGCCTTGGTTCCTTCTGATATAGTTTCGTACCCAGAATAGTCTTCAGAACTATCGATCACCATATTGAATGCGTTCGCTCCTTTTCGAGGTGCTGGCATTACGTTGTTCTTAGCCGCATCTAGAGTATTAATCGAGACTGGCTTTGAAATCGAGGCAATGTTGGCAGGATCTCTGAAATCTTTGCGATACTCTCCAATTTTCTTGATGATCTCATCCTTCGACGCATCATTGAATACCATTTCTAGTAGTTTCTTGATGTGTACCTTACTCCAAGACGGTGTGTCAGACTTAACCAACTCAACGCCGACGGGCTTGAAGCGACTCTCGAACGGCAGGTTCAAGAGGTCGTCACCTTCGTCGTACTGAAGATAACATATGTAGTGCGCTCTTGTCAACTCTATCAGGTGATTACAGCATTTTTCTAGCTTGAGCCAGAGCCTGTTCTCCCTGTAGTTGTTCTCCTTGGCCCATCTTGCCAAGATTTTGGTGCGGACATCTCCGAAGACGCAGTGTTCGAAGCGCAACGAGAACTCAGTGAGTGACATCTCTTCCCAAGTATTGTCTTCCCACCGACTCTTGAGAATCGAAAAAACTGAAGAGTCACAGTCAGGGGATTCAGGGTTTGAGTACCTGTCCATGAGCGCCTTGAATTCCTCTGCAGTCCTCTTCTTCCCAATGAATGGAGAATAGATGTCTGAGAAATCTAAGAAGAATGAGTCGGTATGTGCGAGAACCAGTCTCTTATACTTGCCGAGAGTATCTCTATCTTCCTGTTCGCAAATGTAGGACTCGTCGAGTACGCCCTTAATTGTTACATTGGCATAATCTCCGAACTCGTGCTTGAACTTCTCGCTAATGGGAAGCCCCATGTCGAACCACTTGATGATGTAGTCGATACAGTACTGGATCAAATACCTTCCAATACCAGTAACCGATGCGGCATTGTCAACGTCGTAGAACTGGAAGTGTCTATTTCCGAGCAAACCGTAAATCGAGTTTGCGTAGATCTTATATGCTTCCTGCTTACGCTTGTAGAAACCTGCGAGTTCTGGGTCGTAATTAGCCTTATCAGAAGGATTTGAATGGACCTTCTGGAGCTTCTTGTACTTGTCTCGGTCATCAACAACCATCGACACAATCTCTGGGATGATTCCTAGAGTCTCGTTATTGTACCATACGTCCTTAATGACAGACTTCGAGTAACTTCCATCAGGAGGAACTGGACCCTTGAATTTAGTCTCGGTTGAGATATTCGCAGATGCGATGATGGACGGATACATGGCCTTAAAGTCATACGATACGACCCATCGATATGCTCCCGGATTTGCCGCAATATATGCACCTTCATATGGGACGTGTTGCTGTTCTCCCGGATGCGGAATTACTAGTCCCTTGTTGTGCATATAGTTCATCATGAATCCGAGAATTACTCGTTTCGAGATGAAGAAGTATTCGAGAGGTATTCTTGCGTCAGCGCAAACGCTAATTACCGACTCTAGGTAGTGCTTCTTGAACTCTAATTGGACAAGAAGTTCTACGTCGATGACGTTATACTCTGTGAACTTAGTCCAGCCGTTCTGGCCTTTTTTATAGAGCTTGAGTCCGTCGACACCAAGGTCCAATTTTGTAGTCTTCAGTTCGATACTAGCAATAGTACCTAACTTGTAATTCTCTTGTTGCTTCAGATTTGACTTCTTGTATGCATGGAGCATGTCAATTACTGACATCCCACCAATCACTGGGATCAGGTCTAGCTTATTGTAGTCGTTTCTCTTCTCGACTAGGTAGACTCTCCTGACAGGTGAGAACTTGCGATGATCCTGTAAACCTAAGTTCTCGCACCTCTTTACCAAGTATGGAATATCGAAGGTCTGACAGTTCCATCCTGTAATTACGTCGAACTTCTGATTGTCGAAGTATGTGAAGAATCGTTCGAGGAGTTCAATCTCATCGTCACATTTGACGTAAACGTGATTATTAGTGTAACCTAGTTCAGTTGCGGCACCGCTATCGAACTTTAGTGTCTTGTCTCGCTTGACGTAGTATCTTGTCTTGTTGACAAAATACCCTTCAGCCGACATTTCACGGTAATCTTCGTGTCCGTCTGGGAACGCACCGTTCTTGATTTCTTCGTCGGTGAGGTACACATGCTCGATGAACTCTTTCTCAAGGCCGAAAGTAACAAATTCATTGGCTTTGCTACCATATGCGGTAATGAGATTTACTCTTCGTGCGGCTTCTGCAGGATGAGGGAAGCCCTTGTCAACCTCTACTTCAATATCGAAGTAGCATACGTTGAAGTCCTTGAAGTCGAACTTAAGGTTATCTACGTTTTTATAGTATTCTGCAATAAACCTGATCTCTGGTTGAATATCAGATTCAGAGTTTCGGATTTCTGCGTTGATTTTATTACGCTCATCCATGCAAGTATCATAAACTGCGCGAACGGGCATCCCCTCGACAGTTCTCATAGTTGCATTTGTGAGATCAGGTGCTAGTTCGTAGGATTTGCACTTGAAATCGTAAATGTTGTGGGCACCGTCCGTTGACCATAGGTGCATCTGGTTCTTTGTGCGATCTAGCCAAAGATTCTTAAACATCGACATTCGTGACTGCTTTCTGAGGGATATTCTCTCCCTCGTATTGTAGCAGTCACGTCCGTCAGCGGAAGAGGTCCGGCTTTACCCTAAACTCGAAGCCGATGTTAGCACGATTTGCGGGGTCGCGCTCAACAATCACGTCGAAATACTTCTTAAAAAGAGCATCGTTTGCGAAAACGGCCTGCTCAATCAGCTTCTTGAAGTGCCTAACGTCGGATTCGCTGGGCTTCTTACCAGCTAGATGTGCCTTGAATTTATCAAAAACCCCAGACTCGACTAATCGAGTATGGGCTTCTGTTATCATCTCAGCCAAGTCAGATAAAATTCTCTTTTCTAACAAGGCGGCTTCGTCAGAAATTGTCTTCTGAGCCGCCTTGTCGAATTGAGGTTTGTCTAACTTCCTCATTACCGGAAGAATCCGTCTTCGTCGAGCCTATTCTTGAACTGATTATACTGTTCATGTTCAGGTGTCAACTGGACTCCGTTCAAACCCTCTCCGAAGATCTTGACGATATTCAAGAGGTTATTCACGTCGTCGAGCCATCTGGTATTAAGCTCTTCGTACTGTAACTTGAGTGCCTCGTTGAAAGTGTCCTTATTGAGGAGGCGATTTACGATTTCCTCAATGTCGGATGCCTTTTCGAAGACATTTCTGCAGTACTTATATGGACTGTTCCCGTTTGCGAAGGACTGTCCAATGAAGATTGCTCCAGTAGATGCAGACTCTAGGTACCTAAGGTCCGACTTTGCTTCGTTAAATGCGCATTCTGCGAGAGGTGCGATGACGAAATCAGGACGCAACTGACGAAGAGCATATGGATACTCAGTCGGAGCATAGTGCGGCATGATCTTGATGCGACCTTCCTTTGCAGGAACTTGCAAGTAATCAGGGAGAGTCAGGGAACCATCCAATCTACGACCAACACCCATGAAGATGAAGTTGTAGTTGTCTAGGTTCTTCAGGATGAATTCCTTGATAGGACCGTCGAAGTCTCCGTTGGAGTTTCCGTAGTGGTAGTTTGTTCCGTTGTATAGAATAGTTGGCTTTGCAATATCCTTCAAACGGTAACGCTTGCTGATGTCTGTTCCGTAGTATGCCTTCGGAAGGAGATTTGGCATGAGAGTAATTGGAGTATTGACTCCTAGCTCGACAAGCAATCTCTTCAGATTCTCAGAAGAAACCACAACTTCATCAACCTTACGCAGGTTATCCAATAGGTTGCGTGCATCATCAATTGTGAACTTTCCATGGAGTGGATGCCACTCTGGATATTCGAATACATAGTCGTCGAGTTCGGCGATCAGCTTGTACTGATACCTTTCCTGATACTTCTTGTAAACGTAAATCTCATACGAGCGGTTGCTCTCGAACGGATTCTTGAACCAGAATGCCCTTACGAAAGGAAGAATGTCTTCTTGAGTGACAATCTGATTCTGCACCATGCACTGGAGCTTTCCAGTATGTCCGAAATGCGCGTTGATTGCATTAAAGGGGAAGATCATACGGAACTGTGCAGACCCTGAAAAGTCTGAAGTGTATCCGTAGACATATGGCTTCTCGACCAATGCAACAGGTCCGATGGCGGCGGCAGTGGGGACAGACACATTGGCCTGTAGGGTGTCCTCAGGGGCGTTCGGATTGACCATCACAGTCTTAGACAGATAGTTCTCTGCGGTGTTTGCAATGCCTCCGTAGAGCGCGTTGCTCTGCGATGCAATCACCTGAGCACTAACCTTCTCGATCATCTCGGGAGTCAGGGACTTTTCGAGGTCGCTAATCTCCTTCCGAAGCTGAGCAATCTTCTTGCCGGACTTCTTCGAAGATGCTTTTTGGCTATTTGGCGAATTGTGTTTCTTAGACATACTATTATGGTAACACTAGCCTGAGATTTTGGCTCTCATATCTTCTATTAATTCGATAACCATTTCAGGGTCATCGTATGGCTTAGCTTCCATAAACACTTTTGTCATTGAGATCATATTTTCACTATGAATTGCAACAGTCATATCCTCGAATGCCTTGATCTCAACGTCAGTACGCTCGGAGATCATGTCTTCGATTGTATCGCCAACATTCAGATACGCCTTATAGGTGATAGGGCCTTTAGCATTCACCTCTTTTTCGATAATGAATAGCTCCTCATCGGTGGTACCCTGCGGATATTTCAGTTCAACAAAGCAGTTCTCGAAAGATTCATACTTAGCTAAATCCTCTCTACTATATTCACGAATGAATTTACTGGAGAACTTATTTTCAATGAATTCTCGCTCATTAGTCTCCACGTCAATGATATTGAATCCCTTGACTTCCCCTACATCACCAAAAGTCAACTGGAAAGGCGTACCCACATAGTGAATGCTATTGCCGTCGACTTCCTTATATGTCTGAGTGTGGAAATGTCCTGAGATGGTGTGCTTGAAATTACCGTAAAGCACTTCTGCGTCAAGACCTAATGTGCTTATGCTACCAGCTTCGTACTGAAATCCAATAGTCTCGAAATGCCCTACTAGGTATTCGAACTTACCTTTTGCTTTTTCTGCATTACTGACAAAACTAGCCTCTAGTGCAGTAGTCAACCAAGGTACGAACAGGAACTTCTTCCCATGTATCGTCATAGGGGTGATCTTGACAATAGCAGTTACGTTCTTCTTCGACCAAATAGTAGAAAGAGACGTTACGGTGAGGTCGTCCTTATAGTAAGTGTCATGGTTACCTTGAATCACAATACACTTGAAGTCAGCTAATTCATTCTCGAATAGTCCTTCAATGAATTGCGTTATCTGAGTATCGACTCTTCTGCGCTGATCATATAAGTCACCTGTGAAAATGATAGTGTCAATTCCACGCGCCCGTAGTTCTGGTATGAAGCACTCCATGAAGAACTTCTTCTGGGAGTCGAAAATGATGTCAAACTTCATTGAGTTGTTAGGTGCGACACCAAGATGCAAATCGCCTACTACTGCTATTTTACTCATACTTCTATGATAACCTAGAAGACGTATCTGCCGAGTGACTTATCCCAAGTCCATAGAAAATCGATGTGACCATTTCTGATGATGTCGTCACGCACCTCCTCGACGATGCGATTAACCACGATTGGATTATCGACGTAGAAGTACGAGATGCCTCCTGCCTCCTCCCATGCCCTGCAGTTTTCGGTGTCATCGTCTATTAGTATATTTGGACATCTACCATTCATGGCATATTCTACTCTATCCTTATTGATGAGTAGTCGATCTAGGTCTGCATTCTTAAAACCTAGGTGATTTCTTTTACGACACCATTTCAATTTACCCATTTCCATGGTAGTGTCGCCTGATATTACTCCAGTAAACACATATGGCTTTAATTGACGAAGCCCTTTCCATAGAATATCGGAGCACTTAGTTTTAGGAACTCTAGCCCAGTAGTCTATCTTCTGATTGGCCATCCTCTTGTGGATATACTTTCGTATTGCGGCCTTCTTCCTATAATACTCTGGAGATATTTCCGAAATAGAAATACCTTTATCTCGCATATCATAGTAATTGATCTGAGCAAAGTACCTAAAGAAGTCGCTTAGGGTTCCATCTAAGTCTATGAAAACCCTAGGCGACGAAGTTAATTCATGATATGAATAATCTTTCTTCTGTACTAGTAGCATCAGTCAGTCATCTTCATGTCCCAATCTATTCGATTCTCATCGAGTTGAGTATACCTGTCCTCACCACCATGATTGTCTTCGTCGAAAGAATCAGGATTATATTTCATGCCCTCTTCGAAACTTCTACTCTTCTCACTGATCTCTTTTTCTTCCTTGATAACCGCGATGAATGCATTGTACGCATACTTCGTCAGGTAATTGAACGGGTTTCTACGCACCTGCTCATTGAAGTCCTTCTGTAGACTCTCTGGCCATCTAGCGAAAATCTCATCCTTGAAGGTTTCTTCATTGAATACCACACCTACAGGTACGTTACCTTTCAGTGAATCATCAATAAGATCAGCAAGTACATCTGGATTGTTCAGCTTATGGAAGTCATGATCGAAGATCTTTCTTCCCATCTTGGTCTTTTCTTTACCGTTCGGTGTTTTTATTTTCACCTCAAGTAGGCTCAGGTAGAACTTGGCATATGAGATACCTCGTTCAGCAAGCCAAGCCTGCAGGGCATATGTCTTCTTCCGGAAAAGCCAGCGAATGAAGAACTCTAGAGTCTTGACATAATTGATCTTGTAGCCATGAGCGTATCTACAAATGTGCTCATGTGCCCTAGACTTCATTTCCTCTTTCCATCCATTATAGTATGATCTGAATTGACCACCCTCTGCATATTCAGCCACGAGGATCATCAAGTTATCTCCTAACTTACGACTCATGACATGCTCTGGGTTAATTGCCCTCATGATCACATGCCCTCTAAGATTCAACTCCAATTCATCTGGGTCGAGATAGTATCTAGGATTGGCTTCCTTCTTCTCCTTACGACCTTTTGCTTTAGCTTCAACCTTACGTCGCAGTGTTTCTTCAAAAAGCAAATCCTCATCAATAAGTGATGCGTCTGGATTTTCATCAAATTCGTTCTTAATCATGGTATACCTCTAGTATTATTCTAACATCAGAATATCTCTAGCCGTCACCTTATGAAGATTCATCATGTCTAATGGATTAATGATCATGTCATTATCGACTATAGCGACCCTATGTAATTCGTTGAGCGCGTCGGTACATTTGAAGGATCTTGCGCAATAGTGAAGAAACGTATCGCCAATTAAGTCCTTGAACAGGTAACCTGTGGCATCTGATAGGACGGCTTGAGTGTATATTGGGAAAAAGCCGTAGAAAGTCTCAACAAGTCCATCCTCTGCGAACATTTCGAAGTAACTAGCATAGTATACCATTAGTGTATTGCCAACTTCCTGATCCATAGACATGTTCCAGTTGTTAGTCTTATTCCTTATCGCCGAGACTATACTTTTGCAATATGATTTAGTCTCACATAGTCGCAAATGATAGTCATGGTATGGACTATCTTCGTCACTGAATATGTCTGCTGGATTCTCGTCAGTGTATATTGTGTTGAATAGATCAACCTCATTCATGTTCATCATCGTCGTCGTCGCCCATTATTTCGTCGAATGATCTGTCTGTTAGTTCGTCAAGTGGACCTTCAGATTCCTGTTCGCCTTGATCTTCGTCTTCATACTCTCCTTCGCTAAAGAAATCAAGAACCTCTGAAGATGTGGTGCAACCTACAAATGAATTAGAATACTGTACTGCAGTATCTAAATGTAGCATTTCAAACTTAGCACCTATGAAACGATTATTTACAATTTGAGAACCTCTCAAATTACTATTAATCAAGGTCATCGCGCTGAATATGAGGTTGAGTAGATTTGCTTTTTTCATCGAGCATGACTCAATGTCGACTCGATGGAGACTTCCTGCAACTATGGTGGCTCCGTCTAGCTCACATCCATAATAAGACGTTGCGTGTTGAACGCAGTCGAATATATTCGACCCTTCTAGATTACAATCGATGAAATTGATCCCGAATAATCCGACTTTACTCCAGTTACTATTAGAGAAATCGCACTTTTCGAAACTACATTCTATGAATTTACTTCCACTGACTAGTGCAGATGTCATGAAGCATTGATTGAATGTGCAATTACTGAAAACACACCCATCAATTATGACACCTGATAGTTCAACTTCAGTGAAATCTACCCCGAATATCAGAAAACTACGGAATCCCTTCCCGTAGTCAGCTATCACGCCATTAACCGACCGTCTCATGGTGGCGATCAGTTTGGATATTTGTGAAGGGTCAGTAATAAGAGGAGCCTCTTCAAGCCCCTCACCGTGCTTCATTAGATTCACTATTACAGGTTGCTTCAGAGTCTCTTGTTTATTCAATCGACCTGAATTATGGATCGTCTTTTCGCTAGGTATGTTGTAATTATAGTCGTTTATGGCGTGAACTAGCGAACCCAAGTCAAAATTGAATTCTTTCGCTAGTTCAGCATTCCACTGAAACGAAGATAGGTTAAACAGGTCGGAAATAAAACTATCTTCATTCCTCATTAATGCCTCCTCAAATATTTAGTCTAGAAAGATTTAACTTCCTTGAGCACACTGAACGAATTCCTTAGCTCCAGTTCGTACAGTGCATTCAAATTATCGTATAGAAAGTCTTCCTGCTTGTGGGTTACTAGGACGATGCTCTTATTGTCACGGTCGGCAACCCTGCGGATAGACTCGACTGCGGCTCTAAAACCCTTAGGGTCGATGCCTTCGTCTGCAAACTCGTCAAGCATGAGTAGGTTGCACTTGACATTTCCCATTTTCTTGATGAGGTCAGAAACTGCGAACAGGATCGCTAGATTGATCCTAGTCCGCTGTCCCTTGGACATCATGGAGTGCTTCTGACCAAGACCCTTTGGTGCTTTTAGTGCGTGGTTGAAGTATTCGTCAAATGTCACTGTAATAGGCAGGTCGAACTTGTCGAGGTATGCCGCAATTAACTGATTCAGAATAGGCATGAACTCCTTAAGAAGCAAATGCTTTATTCCATTATCTGAGCACATTTCGATGATGTAGGTATATGCTTTTAGCTTGCGCTCATTTTCTGCGAGTACAACCGACTTAGTATCGATTATTGCAGTAGCCTCTTTAATCGCATTCTCTGCAAACACCTTAATTGAACTTTGGTCTTCTTTAGCTCTAAGGGTTTCGATCTGAGATGAATACCTGTACTTAACTGTTTCTAGGTTATTAGCACGACTTGCGTGTAAATTGATATTAGCTTTTATCGAATATATTACATTATTGAGTTCGCCTAGTTCAGTGAATCTAATTTTCTCAATTGCCGCCTTGACGTTTTCAATGGTAGGGAGTGACTCTTGCAATGCAAGTAGTTCAGCCTTTAGTGCTTTGCCTCTTTCACCTACAGTTGCGGCCTCAGCTACATGCAATGCCTTATGTTCACTGGCTTGCTCTTCTGTATAGTGATTTCCGCATGACTTACAGACCACATTAGGTGCAATTCGATTACTTTCGTTAATTTCCTTCTGATATTCACGTCTGCATAGTTCAAGACTTGCGCTTACTCTCGCAATTTCCTTGTAGATTTCATTGGCATTAAGCTCAACTAGCTTAGCCTGCAGTGCCACAATTTCAGAATTCTTGGTGTTAATCAAGTCACCATATGCATCTAGTTGAATCTGCGACTCGGAGATGATCCGAGTAGACTCGTCGATTCCATTCTGAGTATTCTCAACTTCAGCAAGTAATCCGGCAATTTGATCGTCTACATTCGATGAGGTCATGGTGAGTACGTTCTCATACTCTGCAATCTTTGAACGTGCGCTAACGATCTCCTGTTCGATGATCCTCTTATTGAGACTCAACTCGCTGACTGCTTCACTCGACCTCTTCTTGTATTCTCTGACCTGCTTAATGGAAAACAAGCTGTCTGAGAATTTGCGCTTCTCTTCTGGAGTCATGGAGATAAATGGAGTACCTCCAGACACTGCGATTGCGTTCTTGAACACATGAACACCGAACCCGAGGATCGTATTTTCGATATATTCTTGGTAGTTTGTTATTCCAGTCAATAGAACATCGTTCTTATAGATAGACAACTTATCAAGCGCCTTGCTTGATGTTGGCTTCCTTAGAATATAGAACTTGTCTACAGTTGCACCGTGTGTCTCTAATGTCAATCCGAGGTAGAGTCCAGACCCATTGATGTTATTAGTCCAGTCAGATTGAGTCGATTTCCTGTATGTTTCGTTGAACAAGCAGATGCAGACTGCGTCGAGAATGGCCGACTTACCAAGTCCGTTCTCGCCCATCAACCCCACGACACCTTCGTAGAAATTAAAGACGAACTCCTCGTTTCCAAATCTAAGGAAATTCGCCCCTCTTAAGTTCTTGAAAACGACTGTATGTGACATTAGATCCTGTATCTGCTAAATGGATTTCCGGGTCTATCTCGCTTAGGTTTAGGCGGCTCGACCTTCTTCTCTTGTATGGTAGCACTCTGGTAGTTTGTACTTGTACGGTAATACATGTACTCGGCCATATCCACTACACGCTTAGTATAGCCCTCCTTATAGTACTCCATTGCAATCTTTAGCGCGAGTTCGTTTTTTCGCATGTCATTCGAGACGAAGCCTTCAACTTCAGTCATATAACGAAAAAAGCATTCCCTGAATGCTTTTTCCTCTACAGTCTCTGATGGAAAATTATGTGCTTCCAAGTTTAATCTCGGATCTTTTGCCGTTATCCTCGATGTAGCTCACTGATATTCCATTGCTATATTTTGTGAATACTACTTCCAGTTCACGGTCGCCAATGTATTGACCGAGGTCGAGCTTAATGGTTAGTAGAATTTCTCTACTCATCAACTCGAAAATGTACTTCCTTAGAATCTCGACTACTTTATATGAAGTTTTTGTAAGTCCTTCACCACAAACCCCTATTAGTTCTTCGGAAGGTTCAAAGTCATCCCTCCAGCGAGGGATGACGTTACACTGAACAGGCTCAATAGGATCTTCACGATCTCCAAATCCGTGTTCGAACATTACTTTACCTTAAACCCTGTGTCGTATTCAATTGCACTGATGATTTCATCCTCTTCAGTTGCGTTGAATATTTCACTTTGTAGGATTGCGCGACCTTCAATGATAGGGATGAACTCCTGTCTGAACTGCTGGACTCCAGTGTCCTCGTAGTAGACAATACCTAGGCCCTGTTGCCAGTTCTGGTATGCCTTCACGCCCGGAACGACACCCGGATCGATCTTGCATAGGCAACCGAACGAGGCGGCTGTATACATGTGTGCCTTGTCGTCTGCGCTCCACAGTGTCTTGGTTGCGACTTCGTATCGATGGATGTGTCCCTGAATTACAGAAACTCTAGTATCCTTCACAACTGCAGAAACTGTAGCCCCGGATTCACCCTTTGCGATTTCTCCGTGGATGCAAACTAGGTTCTCATTGAGAACAACCTTACTCTTAGGGTATTCAGGGTGGTACTTGATATTGAGCTTGTCAAGACCTAGTAGCTTCTGAATGGAGAGGAGTGGGGGTCCGTTGAGATCGTCTGCGGCTCTGAGTCCATATGCGGAAATAGCATTCTGCATCAAGACTTTCTCGGCCCTGAGATCATGATTTCCTGAGATGTAATCGATTTCGATATGAGGGTCGATTGATCTCAACTGAGCTAACCACCATGCTAGTTCGACTGCGGCGGCTTGAGTGGTGAAGTAGAACTCAGGTCCGGTGGGGTATTTCGATTCCTGCGGGAGATCTAGATTATCTCCAAGCAGGACGATACGATCCGGCCTTACATACCTTGCAATTTGAAGGGCGACATCCATTGCCTGCCTATCATGTAGCGAAGTTAGTTCTCCTGTGATCAGATTGCGCTTGAAACCGACCTGCATGTCAGGTAGAATGACGGCAGTCTTAACTGAAGACGCCTTCTTCTTGCTACCATTACCGTTATTGAACGATTTGACAGTGATGTTGATAGGTGCTGGCAATTCATAGTTTGCAATTAGCTTGATACGCTTAAAGCTAACTTTGATTTGATGGAGCTTGATCACACCCTGATCATTAGGGCGCATTCCATCCCACTCGTTGTAGGTTACTGTAGACACTTCCCAAATGGACTTGTCAATTTTCAACTCGGCGAGTAGCTCTTCTAGAGTTTTTTGGGAGCCAGCATACTTAACAGTCAATTCTCTACTATTTTTGTCAGGATTAGTTTCCTCAACAATAGAAAGGCTTGAGTGAGTGAGAGATACTCCGTTTCCAGTTACTGCAGTGTCTCCGATATACTCGATGAGTACATTTGCGATCTGAGTTCTGGTGAGTCCGGTCAGTTCAGAGATATAATTTACTGTTTTTCCGACCTTAGCGAGGTCAATGACCTGCTGTTCTACGTCTACCATGTGTTCTCCTTTACCTTGATTGTAGCAATTTACGCTAGTATGTAGAAAAATCCTGCTAAGATACTGACAGATGAAAGTCTGAGTTGCATGGAGCAGGGGATACCATAGCCGATGAGGCAGGCCATGTGACGCTACGGAGATCATTGCAGTCGAGAATTCTATGGATTTTTGTGCTGGGAATGCTAGTGCGCTGGATGTGAGGGAAGAGAAATGCCTCAGGGTAAAACCCATTCAGTGAATCTTCGAGGGGGAACGGGTGCGCAAGCTGAGTTTAGCGTTTGCGTATGCGGGGACAAGTACTTCTAACCTTCCAACAAAACTCGAAATGTTGGCTTATGGGGTTAGGGGGAATTGGAGGAGGTGCGCCTGCGAGAGTCTATGACAGTCTCTTATAGGCTCATTTAGATTTTTATAGATTGAAAAGAGAAATCTCTCAAAAAGAAAAATGAAAAATAAAAATATCTAAAGCTAAGAAAGACTGAGAGTTTCTCCAGTGTGAGGCTCACCTAGACAAACTAGACTATCTAGCGAAGCATCATTAATGCTAAAATAGAGATATGGAAACGGAAAAGAAAACTAGATCTAAGGTGCATAAGGGTGAAGTAGAACTCAAGGCTCCAGCTACCTACAACGAGATCAGAGCAGGCATAACTGTAGAGCTAAACCTGAAATTCTCATCTCCATCGATCATAGAGTTCGAGAGAAACCAGACTCACACAGTCACGCAACTGATGAATGAGTTTGAGGAAGATACCGCAGTACCTACTGATCTAGACCTTCTATATAACTACAATGCTAGTATAAACATCATTGAGTCTAAATGGGTCCGTAGACATAATGAGTATAATCGATTCTTGGAAAAGAATACCAAGAAGCTATTAGCTCTAGAGGCTCTCATCACTCAAGAATATAAGAGGAATCCAGAGGTCCATAATGGAGTTCTTCTAAATGATAAGGAAATCAAAAACCTCATCACTATCAATCCTGAGCATATTGAGTTAGAGGAGAAGATCAATAACATTCGTGCTGTTCTTTCTGTCATTGAAAAAGCTATGGCTAGAATCGATTCAATCTCATATAGAATAAGTAACGCAATAAATATATTGAGAATTAAGAATAACATGCAATGGTAATTTTTAAGAAGCTCAATAACTCTCATGCAAAGGTAATTTGGCAACCAACTCCAGAAGACCCATATAAGCAGAGTCCATATGTGACTTTAGATAATCTATTTGCATTAAGACCTGAAGGATTCATGTTCGATCCTAGGTTTCAGAAAAGACGCTTCACTAAGTATGATGGAAAGATTAGGCTATACAAGATACTGCCTAGTTTAATTCCATTAGGTCTAGTTAGAGAGGGAGTTCAGAGTCTCAGAAAGTTTGGATGGAATGTTCAGGTAGATCCTGAAATAGTCTCATCTTTTTCATCGACAGAGGACTATAGCGAACTAATTGCCTCATTCTGTAAAGCGATTGGTGAAGCATGTGGATTGAATCCTAGAGACTATCAACAGAAGATACTAGAACTTTCTCTAGCATATAAGAGATCGTCATTCCGTGCCGCGACTGGTGCAGGTAAGAGTCTTGCCATCTATATGATAGTTAGATTCCTTCGTAGGATCATTAAGCAGGATATGAATATCCTCATCCTAGTACCTAATATTAACCTCGTAAATCAATTGTTCCGTAATTTCAGGGATGACTATTATTGGAAGGATCTAGGTGAATATGTTGGAATGTATCATTCAGATTTCACAATCAAGGAAAAGAAAGAGGCTATTAGGAAGCCAATATTGATTAGTACTTGGCAGTCCATGGGGACTATGCTAGAAAAGAAGACCTTCGAGGAGTATTTCAAGCGTTTCGACTGCCTCATTGTCGACGAACTTCATACTGCAAAAAATGACCATGCCGTCATCAATAGAGTTGTAGGTGCATGTTGCAATGCAGAGTATAGATTTGGACTGACCGGAACTATACCACGAAACATTCTCAACCAGAAAGTAATCGTAGGTAATTTCGGAGACATTAGACATGTCATTTCCTCTAAGGAGCTAATAGACCGTGGAGAACTTTCCATGGCTAGTATCGTAGAGGTCAAAATTCCGTATGATAAGTACACCATTGAACTATGCAGGAAGAAGAAAATCCCTTCCAAGGCCGAGTATGAACTCGCGAGACTCACTAAGTCTGCGCAATATGCAGTACATACCCTAATAAGGGATGAAGTCATTACCAAGGATCAGAATACTCTCATCCTAATGAAGTTCATCGCCAATAAGGAAGTGGAGGAGATGGCAGAAATGCTAAAGAAACTCCACCCTGACTATGATATTAGGATGGCGTATGGTGAGATCTCCATGACTGAACGAGAGCGGATTCTAGCCGACCTCGAATCAAAGGCTGGAATCATAGTCGTCGCTACATATAAGACCTTCGGCACTGGTCTTAACATGAAGAATCTACATAATGTGATTTTCGGTGCATCGTGTGCATCCTATACTCTAATATTACAGTCAATTGGACGAAGTCTTCGACTACACAAGTCAAAGACACTTGCCAGAATATTCGACCTTCATCACTGTATCGAGGATGTGCATTATTCGAACAGAGCTAAGCACGATGTGGAGTACCGTTCTAATCTAGCGAGGCACTTCTATACTCGCGAAGAATTCTACTACGAGGAAGACTATCCTCAGGAAATACACACCATTGACAAGACGTTCTCGTTCAATGGCATTTCCATCGACGGACTTGACCTGTCGTATACCAACGAAGACGCTGAACTGGAAGACGAGTAAATACAATCATGTTGATAACACCTCCATCGACCTCAGATACTACAGTATCTGCAATTCAGGCCGAGTACAGTAAATTACTGATTAACTACCCACTAGAATCGCCACTGGACATACCAGTTGGTGTATATGTGACCGAGCAACTGTTTAGTTTCTGGGATGACATTAGTCCATACCTACCGCACGGCTCGAAATTGAGCAAGGCATATGTAAGACCTGAAGACCATGCGACGAATGGACTCAATAAACTAAAAGAACTAAATCCACTGTTTGATTTTGGTTCAGTTGCTGTAGCTAGAAGCGCAAGCCCTGTGGCTAAGGCAGACAGTTCAGCAGGTGCTGGGTTCTTCAATGGACCTACAATTACACAATCAACTGCAGATTCGTCAACGGTCCTAAAAAAGACACATCCTAGCTTGAATGGTAAGTTCGGCGATTATTACCTATTCCAGTTTGACTATGAGAACATAAAGACTGCACTTGCTTTAGTAGGGTACGTCTGGGAATTACCGTTAGCTGATAATTATCAGAAGGGTCTTTCGTTAGACATCGACCTTACTGAAACTACTATATCTGTAGATCTTACATTAGCCCTCATCGCGTCGATGTTGACTACTAATCAATACTTGAATGCTGAATTGGCAACCCTAAGCGGGAAAGTGATAACCATCAAGTTCAAGAGTGCCGCCGTACCTTCGTTCCCATTTGACTATGGAATATTGAACGTAGGGCCTGATAGCAATGTAAGTGACTGCTTCAGTCAAACAGTGGTTGAAAGGATCTACAAGAACCTGAAAGCCAACGGACACGGTGATATTGCCGACACTGTACCTGCGAGTGCATTGAGAGGCGTGCCATTTGCCGCAAGACGGAAAGGTACTGCATTGGCTGTTGCCATAAGGGATTCTCTGATAGACGTTCTAGGAGGCTCAGAGGGCCTTTTTAGCGTCATGCAGGCTTCCACTAACGAATACCTCATGGGAATCATTAACGGCCTCCTAGCCTCCAACAAGGTCATATACGACGAGCTTGATCGCATAGGCGGAGGTGCAGTTAAGCAGAAGGCACTTGAGGCGTTTGAATCAGGAATGAACAGGGCTGTAGTGTCTAAGGGAGTTCAGAGCTTACTTAATAGTGGCACTGAAATAAACAACTCCACCGGAAGGTCGATACTCGCAAAAGAACCTACCAATGTGGTTCAGAGTAATATTGCCGACATTAAAGCTACCCTCGGTACTGCTAGAACACAAGAGAGTTAAGCTAAGTCGTAGTGGATGCAGACCTTCATAATGCTATTCTGAAACTGACATCCCTTATACGCAATTAATTGCGAGACGAAAAAGTCACTCTCATACAAGTCTAGTTCACCTAGTAACATTTCACCGTCTTGATTTCCAATTGGGATCTCGACTACATATTCACTGTTGTATTTTGGGTTCTGAATTGCCCTAATGTTATTCACTGCAATTGAGCTATCTGTTCTGACTGGTGCAGTATATTCCTTAGCGAACGCATACTTGACTTCATAGTCTACGAAACATTGGAACTTAATCCATAGTTTCACGTTCTTGATCTTAGTATACACTTGCATGTCGTCGCATCCGAGGTCAACACATGGAAGTTGCATAGCAGTGCCTTTGAGGCATTTCCTATACTTCCGATTAACCCTTAGCTTGAATTTTATCCAGTTTTCGTATGATAGATTTTTTGGTCTTGTACCATATGGTGATCTAACAGCATAGTTGATCGAATCTATACTGTCAAGGTATGTGGCGGAATCCACAGTCTTGTAGGATATGCTGTTTACTTCAGTGGCGCGACCGCTGAGGCCAGTGTACTTCACGAGCACCACATCTAATAGATCAATCACTTTGATATTTATTCGAAACTTAAGATTGAGTGCTACAATCAAAAATATGAGCAATGAAGATAATCCACTGACAGAAGAAGAGTACGCAGATTCATCCAACAAGATCTCAATCGCGATGCTTCAGGTCGGGGTGGATTTTCAGGAAGTGAAGGAGAAGCTCTCAGAGTACATCATCGGAGAATGTAGTTCATTCGTAGAAGACGACGATAAGAACGACAAAGCCCAGAAGATCTACGGTGAAATCTTCGGGGCGCAGATTGAAGCATATCTTAATGGTTGCTCGTATTTCTTAGACGTATTTGTGAAATACAGTAAAGACAACGACATTGAGGTCGAACTCGTCGACGTAGATGAAGTGAACACTCTAAATGACGAATCTCAAGAAGCGATCATTAACTCGACAACCAGATTCCTACAGGTAATATCTGAACGCTTCGACAACCCTAGCTCTCTCGACTCCGACGACTTGAGTTTCGAGAAGCGAATTTCTGAGGTGGTGTCGCTATACATCGACACTTCTTTCATTATGGGGTTGACAGATGCGCAGACCTTAAATTACTTTAGGAATAAGTCGGAGAGCGTGCGCTTCGGTGGCCTGACCAAGTTGATGGAGGCTATTTTCCCGAAGGTATTTTGATTCTCTAGTTCGCCCGAAATGGAGTTTTAATGGCCTTCCTAGTAGAGTTCAACGAACTCAAGAGTTCGTTGGAAAACACTGTCGCTAGAAATCCAATTCTGCTCAAGGAGCAGGAATTTTTCGTATTTTCCAATATCAACGCGACCAAGAACAGGATCTTCCGTAGCTGTCTCGCAGATGACACTGCATTCGCCAAGTTCCTGCAAGTGGTAACGCACCTCATTGCCACTGGCAATGCACATGAAGCATTCATGACAGACACCTTTGTCTGCGCAGAGGACTACGACTACAACTCTAAGATGACTTTGTCGTTTGTTTCATCTATCGCTGACATGACAAGGGAGCAGATCATTGAATACTCCGACAACTTCAATGTATCATACGACATCTACCGTGAAGTCCTGACCGCATACGAGTCAAATGGAACCCCGAACATGATTTTCAACGTCATGCAGAAGGACATGCAGTACCATATTGACAAGATATACCTGTCGAACGTGAAAATCATACTCCGAATATTGTCGTCGTATAAGAACACTGTAGATTTGACAGTGAAAGACTTGTTCTCCGAGGGCACTCTAGGTCTTCGCAGGGCAATCGAACTCTTCAATTGTAGCCTAGGTATCAAATTCAGCACCTACGCATCTCAATGGATCAAAGCGTCTATCAATAGGGCTATCGCCGACAAGGATTCACTAATCAGAATACCTGTCAATGTCCGGGAGCAGGCTAAGGAAGTCGAGAAAATCCGCAAGGAACTACGACATAGGCTCAATAGAGATCCGATGGAAGAAGAGATAATTGTTCATATGAAGAAGAAGGTATCTAGCCTTTCTAATCTTGATGTGTCCTTCGCTTACTATCAGATCGACACTGACGCTAGGTTCCACGAACATAAGAACCAGCAATCGGTAGGTGCCTCCTTCGAAGATAACCTCATCGACAATTACATCATCGACGAGTCCGACAACGTCACAATCAAAGACCTGAGATCGTTGATCCGTAATTACGTTGAATCTGTGAACAATGACGCCGAACAGTATTACTTGAAGTATCACTTCGGGATAAACCCCCGTAGTGAGATTAAGAGTAAGGAAGAAATCATCACTGAGTTGAATATTCAACCAAATGAATATGACAGGATTCGCAAGAAGGCAATTGCAAACCTGAAGAAGGTTCTAGGTAAGAATAAGACTCTACTCGACGCATATGCTATCGACACTGGCTGGGAATCACATTCTAATTTGGAGTTTTAAGTGATAGAACTTTCTGGATATACAGGTAAGAGCGCAGACAGTGTAAGAAATAGAATGATTGCGGCGAATGATCTCAAAACCGCAAAGCACATCGGATCTCGCAAAAAAGTCGTCAAGTATAGTACCCAGACTATGGTGGCCGGAATGGCCTTCAGTATGATTGAAGGTGGGATGACTAAGAAGCAACAACTCGAAACTGAGGTGAGTTCACCTGAAGAGTTCGAGAAGTTCGCATATGAACTGACATTGAAGAAACATAAGAACCCGCAGGTAATAAAAAAAGATGGCAAGTATACCATCTTTTCGAAAATAGGCGAAGAACGCTACTATATTGACATTCTAGAATTCAGTCAGTGCGCTTAGTACGCCGCCCCTAGGGGAGGTGCCGACTCGTTCCTTAGCATTGTGAACCAAGTATCGAATAGTTCCTTACCGTCATTCTTGATGTCAGATGCATTTACAGTTCCACCTCCGGGCATAGTCCTACTAAACTTACCCAACGAACGACCCCAAATCTGCATCAGAAGACCGGATGCGATCTTCACGAAGAATGGGTGGCCGTATACGCTACCTAATTCTGCTCTTCGATATGCCCTACCGACTATTGCCCTAGGGAATCCAGTGTTGCGAGGTGGAGGGAAGATATGAAGTTCCTTTTCACCTTGCGCATTAACGATTAGCTTAGGGTAGAATTGTTCACCTACTGCCTTGTTTACTTCGGCAAGGAACAGTCTAGATGCAGTATATGATACAATGTCCCACTCGTTAAAGTTGGCGTTCAGTGAGATCAGTGTTTCCATTGAACTAGTGTCGACCATCATAAACGGTGATTGTAGAATACCTCCAGTAGAAGGCCACATTTCCACGACACCTTCAATGTTCTGAGGTACCTTATATATCGACTGATTTGGGACTGCAGGTATTACTATCCAAGTCTGATACACTGACTCGTCAGTATTATATCTGAAGAATAGGTCGAGTGTCTCATTGATAGCCTTGTCTAGATGATTCATTGGGCTAATTGCATCTGGAAGTAGCTTCAGATTAATATCCACCATCGGAGCGCCCAACTCCAACAAAATTAATTCCTTAGCCTGATCTCTTGAAATGAACATTCCAATATTTAGTAGACTGCTACAATATATACATGACAACTACAAAAGAAAAAAACCTAGATCTACACACTACCGCAGTTCTCGAACTAGGACGTATCGTAAATTCATTCGCAGGTGAGCCTGAAATCCTCGATGTGACTCCCGGAGAAGCATTTATGGGAAGATGGTCGCAGGAGAAATTTAAGACGATATTCACTCAGATAGTAACTGCGGCTTCGGTTGTTCGTGATTGCAAGAATAGAATGTTCGTTTCTGTATTAGTCTCTCCAGATGTTGCGACTGCCTTACAGTCAATCAGTTGTAATGGAGATGATTCGGATCGTGAGTTCATGATTGACGTGATTACAGGTTCATATGACGAAGAAGCTGACGCTATTGCAGTATTGAATAAATTCGTAACTGTATATGTTGATATGTTCGCAACTGAATCGTATTCATGTGTATTTGTAACTGACAGTAGCGATGTTGATAACATCAGCATACTAGACGAGTTCCCTAATCTAATTGTGCCGTCCGAACTATTGGTGATCAAGAATGTCTATAAGGGACTCAACACCTACTTCGGAAATGCGTTCCCCAGTATTCCTGTCTAAACTGCCTCGTAGACTACCTATCTATAAATATCGAAGAGGTTAATAAATGAGAACTACTTTTACACTCGATGAGATGATGCCAAAGGCAATATTCGAATCTGCAACCCCTAAGATGAAGCTAGGCTATCCTAAGTTCCTAGCTGAATGTGTAGGTAATAGGACTTTCCTAGAGTCTTCCGCATTAGTCGCGAACACTCTAGGTAGAATTGCAGACAAGACCCTCATGGCTATGGAGAAGGAAAATAGTGCAGACCCAGTAAGGTTCAACGCACTATCTACCTTCGAGGATAAGATCACTAGGATCAGGCAAGACTTGATGGAGAAATACAAAGCAGAAAATGACCCAAATGCCAAACAGCATATTGCGTCTTTGTATTCCAAGTATAAGTTCCTATCAAATCCATCAACCGATGGAATTTTGAAGAATGCACTCGCCAAGGCTAAGAAGAATCCCGGCCATCGATTAGCCACATTCATCAAGGAAATCATAGTTGGCGTATCTGAGAAGAGTACTTCGTCGCCTATTGAAGCGTTTAAGCAGGAAGTAACTCACCTGAAGGATGCTATTGAATTGTTCTATAATCCAGAGTTCCCATATCAGGCAACTCTAAAGGGTTACAAGGATGTTCTTTTGGGTAGCGACGATGGATTGATCGAAATTCTCGATACCATTGCGGATAATCTAAACAAGAGTCGCGGAGAAATTCAGGCTTTGAATTCTAACGTACCTAAGTTTAGTGAAAAGGATAAGCCTAGTGACGTATTCGTGAATCACCAGACTAATCATATGTTAGAATCTGAGAGAGTGTTCATGGAGGCTTTCGCCGAATCCCTTTCTTACTTCTCCCGTTCGTAATACTCTACGATATTCATTCGATCAAGATAGGTAATGATCGACTTCTTGAAGCCTTCCAACCCCGGAAGGCTTTTTCGTACCAGTCCGGAAAGGTAGATTTCATTATCGGAAAACCTGTATCCGATGTGATAGAAAAATTCGAGGATGGTATTTACCGAGTCGACCTTATTATACTTGCGATCATCCAGTTCTTCGTTGATTCGGTCGTAGTATCCAATGTAGAACGCTTCGAAGTGCTCGTCGTTCAGAAGTGCGGCGTTGAGTCTGCGAGTCTTCAGAATGATTGCGTCTTCAGCACAGATTCCAGTATGAATGTCGATCATGTCACACCCCCTTTGTACTACTAAGATACTCTGAGATTCAACTTTTGTAAACGAAAAAGGCCAGCATTTCTGCTGGCCCCTTAAGATTCAACTCAACTAATCTTGCTTAGTACAAGTTGGTGATGTTCTCGAACACGTTACCGAAGTAACCGTTCAGACCAGTGAAACGAATCTCACGGTAGAACAAGCCCGAACCGAACAAGTTGTCAAGGATTGCGTAACGAGTCTTGAGGATGATACGAGGCGATGCATCTTCGGAACCGACAGTCTTCTGGACGACCAGAGGAATGTAAGGAAGATAGATGATACCAGCGTGTCCCGGCTTCTGACCCTTGTAACCAACGAGCGCGTAGCTGTTGCTTGCGAAGGTATCGACGTAGATGTCGATCTTGGAACCGTGGAGAGTTCCAATCTTGATACCCATTACAGTACCGTCAACGTCTGCAGTGTTAGCAGTGAAGACACCAGTGTTCAAGGACTGGAGTGCAGTTGCAACGTCCTGAGAGACGATTGCAAAGTTACCCGGACCAAGGCGAGTGGTGCGACGTAGGTAGTTAGCGGCGGCGATGATTGCATTCACGACGTTTGCAAACTTCTCCTGCGACCAGCGTCCGTCACCTGCAAGCACGCTACCTGCGGAGGTTGCGTTAGGGGTCACGTCGATGGTGAATGGAGCGGCTCCACCCAGTGCAGTGTTGATTGCGGCAGAGCGCATTCTGATGAGCAACTCGCGGTCGAGTTCCTGCTGAAGTTCGTACTGCAAACCTTCCATCATGAGAGTCTCGATGTCCTGTCCGTGAACAGCGGCGAGATCCTGCTGGAGTTCGAGAGTGTAAGCAGTCTTGATGGCGCGAGTTCCAGCCTTGACAGCCTTCGACTCAACAACCAACTTACCACGAGCAATCTGAGTACCGTCTGGTGCATTTGCGGAACCGAGGTTCTGCAAAGTATTCTGGCCAGCTACTTCAGAGTAGTTGGAGAGCAATTCGCCCTGTCCAGTGGTGAAAGCAGAAGGAGCGGCAGAAGTACCACGGCCAGTGAACTGAGGCTTGATGGTGTTGTAACCCATTTCGTTTCCGATGAAGTTACCGTTACCATCATACAATGGATTACCGTCGTCGTATGCAAAACGCATTGCATATGCAAGTCCGGTAGGGCCAGTCAAAGGCTGGACCTGAGTCACGTTGGTTGCCAAAAGCTCTGGGAGCATACGGCGAACGATTGGTAGTGCGTACTGCTGGAAGGTTGCCATATCAGAAGTCACGTTCTGAGATTCTGGCAAGTAGCCCTTATTCAGCTTGTACTGGTTCTCAAGACAGACAGACAATACTGCCGCCTGCTGGGTGCCTTCAACCTTACGACCGACCTGAGTCGACTCGATGACTGGTGCCCACTTGCGCATGAGTGAACCATGCTTAGAGTATAGTGTATTTGACATTTTCTAGTTACCTCTCCTAAAAGTTTAAGGATCTTTCTCTGATACCTTGCTTTTATTTAGTGAGATTTTCGTGGTAATAAAAAAAGTCATTAAAAAGTGTACAAGAATTAAAAAGGCCACCTCGAATGAGATGGCCTTCTTTGTTAATGGTGATGTTATGTATTAGGTGCCGATATGTCCAAAGTCTCTCATGAATTCGCCAGCGGGGTCTAATTCTACATTACCCTCTTCATCTGGCATTCTAACCTCTACTGATTCAGTAACTACCCTAGGTCTAATTCCGGGCATATTGATTTTCTTTTTAGGACTAAACTTACCAGATGCACCTTTTCCTGCAGTTCCCTCTAGGATAGCATCGACTTCGTCAATATCAGTATTGATTGCCTCAAACTGGACAGTCTTAGATGATGGCTTTCTATTGCTGATATAGCTAGTTAGTTTCTTGAGTAGGTCATCTTCACTTAGACTATCCTCTCCCTGAAACTTAGTTACAGCTTCCCTTATGATTTCCTTATCGAGTCCCGCGAGATTCTCAGTAATCATTTCATATAGTTTCATGCGCATTTTTAGCTCCTTAATCTTCTTCGACTGGTTGTTAATCACTTCTGTCTGCTCGGTTATCACGCCGACGACTTCATCTGGCAATTCTGTCCCGCCCTTACTGGCGTTCAATATTCCACTATCCTTGAGAGCCTTTACCACAGATTCGACGATAGGCTTGTACACGTCGACTTGGGCCTTCATCTCAGGAGACTCAAAAGAATTCTTGATAATAGATTCCGCAATGAATGCCTGAACCTGTCGATTCATGTCCTCCTTGAGGGTTTCGAATTTCTCCCTGTATTCTGCTTCTAAGTCTGCTTGACTTGGGGGGTTTTTTGACATCATTAAGCCTTTAGTGCCGCTAGTAATCTGTTGATTGAGTAGTACTCAGTCTCGTGGGTGATGTTGTGTGTTCTAGTATTGTAATCCATTTCACGCTTGAACTCACGAACAGCCCTATCAACTGCTTCATTTAGTATGGGGATTTCGTGGGAGTTGATGGACTCTGTGATTGCGTGTAGCATTGCTGGTCTACCGTATGAAGGTCTACCCACGATGTCGACAGTGATCAATTGATAGTCGTCTGCAACGAATAGTCGTCCGTTACGCTCATATACCGAACCTAGACCTCTGAGGGAATTACCAACAGGGATACCATTCTTCACCAAGGATGCAATAATAGCTCCACATGGCAAGTCAGTAATAACCCTAGACTTGATCTTCATATCGTCGCCCTGCATATAGAGCTTCTCGATTAGATGGCAAGCCTTCTCAAGGTTAATTTCGGTTACTGGTAATAGGATGTGTTCGCCTTCGGAGGTCACTGCAGGGTGATTCAATTCTCCAAGGGAGTTGAATGTCTCAATGTAGTCTTTGGTAAACTTCCTAGCCTGCCTATCCATATGTCTGGTAGAGTAGATTCGGCCATTTATACCTTCTACTTCACAGAGGATTGCTGTGCCTTCCAGCTTTAGGCGCTTTTCATTTCCACCCATTATGCTTTCGAACACGGGCTTCAATTTGTTTTCTGATTGATAATCGGCAATCGATCCCTTGCCTTTTATGTTGTATCCTTCGAGTATCAAATTAGGCATTTAATGATTCCTTTATCTCCTTGGAGTATTTCGAAACTAGCATATTTTCAACATGTGAAATTGACTCTTGTAAGTATTTCTTGAAAACAGCCGAATCCCTACTTATCAGGGATTCGACTAGCTTATTCTTCAGTGCAGAATGATCTGAAACATCCATGTCAATTATTTAGTTTCTAGAGAGAAAAGCATAATTAAATTATCCTATCTCATCTGGTGTTGCTGGTGCCTCTCCCTCTGCGCCGCTATTCAATTCGTCGTCGGTAGGTAGATCTTCACCTGCGCCTAATTCGCCGTCTGGTGATCCACCCATACCATTCACTTCACCACCCATACCACCGAACTGACCACCGCCAGAAGCACCTGTCATATCTCCGGGGTTACCTAGTTCCATATTCTCCTTATCAACGGCCTTCTGCTTAGAAATGTTTCTGGCAGTCTGGAGTCTCTCTAGTTGAATAAGTCTAAGATTCTCAGCGAATTCTTCATCACTAAGATTGAAATACTTCTTCAATACGAATTCTTTGGCGAATATCGAATTAGGGCCTTCGCTACCGTCGTCGATATACTTAGCCGCCTTGTCGAGAATATCGAATCTTGTGTTGGTTACTTCAGCTTCTTTATATAGTTTGAATAGGTTAGACTGTGTGAACTTACAAGTGAAGAACTTCTCATCCTTAAGGCTCTCGTCATACTTGTTCATTGTCTCCAAGTACATCACGAACAATGGAATTACAACCTGAGTCGAGAATGATCGCTGGATTCGTTCGATGAATCTAGTGAGCACTATTTCGTCTCTAGTAATCTCTCCGGGTTTTCCGGGAGATGCTGGTGCCTGTTGCTGTCCTGCCATAGTCACACTGCGAGATGCAGGGAACAATAGTGCCTGATAAAGCAACTGCTTGAAGTAATTGAGGTCAGTGATTTCGCCTAGATTTGCGCCTGCTGGAATAGTGTCGATCTTTGCGGCACTCTGACCTTCTGGCATTGCGAAGTAATAGTCTTCCATCATTGCAGTGACTTTTTCTAGTCCTACGATGGTTCCGTCTTCGCTATTGTAGAAGAGTCTGCGATTTAGATTTTCCGACTGTCTCCTAAGGTGTTCTTCGGCCTTAATTGGAGGCATATTTCCGGTAGGGATGTAGAATGCACGCTTCTCGTGTCCTCTTAGGATTCTATAGCGAACAATTGAATCTTCAATGTTCTTTAGCTGATTAGCAACCTTACGAGCATTCTCAAGGAATGAGAGCCTATCGTTAATGCCACCGAATCCTCTTTCGTCGTAATCCCACCATAGTATTTCATTAGGGTGATAGTCAACCCAATCCTTGGTCAAATCTCCACCCATTGTGTAATAGGTCATGTTCTGACGATTAGTATCGTATGCGGTCTTATCGATGATCTGACGATAACCAACTACTTCACCATCTTCGACAACCACAATCATATTGTATGAAGGTAGGAGTCTTAGTCCAGTGATCTTGTTCATCTTCTCGGAGTATCCGACTTCGAAGAATACTCCACCTTCAATTAGAAACTTCTTAAACAGCTTCCATGCGAAGTTGTCGAAGTTCATAACAGTCTGAAGCATGTTATTGAAGTCTTGTTGCAACTGTACCTTGGTGGCATTACCAATTGCAATTCCGGGGAAGTTGTCGTTTATCTTGAGCGATACTATCTGCTCAGATTCGTTAGTGACAATAGCTTCATTACATATGGTTTCAAGTACATATCGAACCTCGGGGCGCTTAGCCAGTCGAGTGTAGTTCGAATACCTGATCCTTAGCTGATCAGACCATTGGGTGGTTAGCTTATCAGCTAAGTCCTTACGCCTATCCAGAGGGTCTTTGTTTCCGAAGTTGTAAAGAACTACTGAGGCGGTGCCAAGAATATCATTGATGGAGTCTTCCGACTGACCAATCTGATTCCTCTTAGCCTCTGCCTTTCTACTTGTAGATGCTCTTCTGAAGTCTTCGAAGTTTGAATAAAACGGGTTATGGGTCAAATCAGTGACCCTGTCGTTTCTAAACCCGCCTGAACTCGGTCCTCTGATAGCCATTATGTATTATCCTTTATTCTTATTTTAACAGATTCTTTAGATCTGCATATACTGCGTCGCTCTTATTTGCTAGGAGTGCGAATACTACGGTACTGATCGGCTTGTTCCTCTTCTGGAATGAACCAGAGACTGTGTCGAATTTATAGTTACGTCTAATGAAGAACTCTTCCTTCTTACTAGGCTTCTTGCCGCCATTTGCGAGTTTCAATAGTCTCTGACGTACAATATTGTTCGCCCTACATAGTTCGCTGATCTGCTGGGCTAGTTTCTTAGATGGAGTATCCTCAACTTCGCCGTCAATGCCAACCACATATGTCTTATACACATCGCTGATATTTCTTGCATTATTGAACATGACCCCAGACACGTCTAGGTTTCCGAAGATTCCATTCTGTGAGTAGAATCCAGCTTCTCTCGCAATTCTTAGCATGTACAAGTACACTGCCTGAATGATGTCGAACTCAAGTGGGATGTCATTTAGATACTGGATTTCAGACATTGAAGGTATCGCACGTCCAACTTCACCAGTTGCCTTAGTGTCCTTCAGGTATTCGATGTCAGATTCGTCTAGTATGAGCGAAGTGAGCACTAGCATAATCTTGCTGTATACTCCCTTGTCGATCTCGACACTGTTAAGGTATTCGATCATGGCGTCAATAGCCTTGATATATCCATCGGTTAATGCGAACAGGTATTCTCTGTTCACGTTGATAAGCTCTCTCTGAAGTTTAGGAGTATTGCTACCTCCTACAACATCAGCGTCTAGACCGTCGCTTATCTTCAAATTACTATTCATCCATTCAGCCATGTTAGGAACCTCTTCGATTATTTAGTACAGCCTCGATTTTATACTTGTATGCGGTTGCCATTCTGGCTGTACGCTTACCCAATTCATCCTTTTCCTTATCAGTCGAGGCTAGTTTCTTATATTCTGATTGGAGTTTATTGAAATCCTCTACAGTATTAATCTTTCCACCTGCGATAGAGTCTCGCATGATTTTCATCTTATTTGCGATTTGCTCTTGTGTCATATTCATTCTAGTCAAGTTGTTTTTGTAGTCGTTAATATACTTCTCGCGTATAGCATTTACACTAATTACGCTATTAACTGCCGCCTCAATAGCAAGCATGGATTCCATTATCTGCTTAGCTTCGGTAGTGTTTCCTACGGGAACCATCACTCTTTTCTTGACCTTCTTGCCGTCTTCAGTCTTAACGAAGTATTCGGCAGGGATTCCAGATCTAAATGCAGTCATCATTGCGGATAGGTCATTGAATAGACCCGGACCTCTAGCTAGGCGCTCAACTAGATCGCCAGAGTCTTGGAAGAAATCTTCCAACGGCTTGTTGAAAACGCTATCTCGATGGAGAATGTAAAAGCTCTGCGGCACTAGTTCGTATGGTTCTAGCTGAAAGATCAGCTTAAGATCTATGTTGCTATATGAATGATCAATAGTCTTAATCTTTGACTTGTCATTGAATAGGCCAACTCTAACTAGACTTTCCATCCATTCGACAATGTTCTTATCGTATTTGATGATGTAGTATGCAAAGAACCTATACATTGAGTTGATCTTTCTCAATGTCGAGTCTTCTCTAACATTCACCTTCTCTTTTTCTTTACCCTTATGAGCATTGTACTCACTAGATACTTCCCTAGCCAATTCATCAAACAGGTCATGAATCCTCTGTTGATGTTCCTTGATTACACCTAATTGCTCAACTTCACCGATGTTGTACTTTATGAAGTCTATTATATTGGCGTACAGTCGATCACTTAGGTTTATTCGCTTAACTGCGATACCCGGATCTACCTTCTTGGTGATTAACTGTTCAAAGTTCTCCACTTCATCTGAGGTGTCACCTGTGGTGTCATATAGGTCATCAGGTGCCTGACCCTCTTCTTCATTCTCGTGGAGAGTATTTTTGAACCAAATTCGCATTCAAATATTTATGCCTTGTCAGGCTGAATCATCTCATTTACTTTTGAAGTCAACCCTGCGACGAATCTCTTACCAAGCAATGTCACGTCGACAATGGCTTTAGCCTTCGAAGGGTCTAGCTGATTTGGTGGAGTTATCATCTCATTGTAGTTCTTATTTCTGAATATGGAGTCAGCTAGGCTATCCGAATTGTATAGTAATTTCCTAGAGTCAACTTCAATAGATGCGATTGGTCCGAATTCGTTAATTCCGTTTGCGTTACTTGTGAGTATGGCCGACGTATTACTTATTTCTGAACCAGCGCCTTCAGCCCCGTCCATTGGATTACCCGGAGTGTCTTCTGGATCTGATTCACCTAGACTTAGATCTATTAGGTCGAAGTCTCCAGAATCTGGCATATAGTCACATGGTAGTTTGTATGTATTCTTGAATGCGAATCTCAGCGTGTCTCCGAACATGTCGGTGCAAGTGAGATAGTATTCACTGTCTTCGCTACCTTCGATCTTAAATGCAGATGATTGTAATAGATATGGATCTCCATTATCGTCATATGCAATATCATTGTCTGGTTCTCTAGATATGAGGTAGAACAATACAGAACTATCAACGTCAGCAGATAACCTGTAATTAGTCAACACCTGTGCGAGTGAATATGGATTAGCCTTACTCCACTTGAATAGAGACTCAACTGTGTATTTTGATGAAGTGTTGATATTGATCTTCAGGTTGTATAGAGATATGAAATCCTCCTCCATAATCTCTAATATGGTACTTAAATATTTGACTAGTTGTACGTTATTAGTGAACCCTACATACGAAGCAATTGAAGAAAGTACATCTGTTGTTTGTAGCTTGTCAGCTTCTTCAAATGTAATTGCCTCATTGTTCTCTATTCGATCAGCAATGTTCTGGTTTCCGTCACTCACGAACGAAGTGTTCAGGAAGTTCTGTCTTAGCTTCCATACTTCATTAGGCATCTGACCCGGATGATATTCCCATGAAGTGAAGTTAGAATATGTTGAGAACAATCCAGCCCAAAACACAGTGTCATCACTGTCTAGGTATTCAGACTGTAGGGTATACTTGCCTTTTCTTATCGCAGTCTTGAGGTCAGGGTATACTCCGTACACCTTAATGTTCTTACCTGTACGAGTCTTATGTGCGCTAAACCATACCTGCGCATTTTCAATGAAGGTCTTAGCTGAATTATCTGCTAGGTTTATAGTCTTCTTGACATATGTAGTAGAGCCATTGGATTCACTTAACTGATCCTCTTCTAGGTAATACACGTTAATTGACAGTGCCTTACCATATAGACTCCAGCTAAGTCCGTTCTCTCTATATTGCGTTCCCGTTATTATGTTCTGCTGTACGAACCACGACCTAGCAGTAGAGCATATCTCATATCCATATTTTCGACCATCCTTAGCACCTCCATTGGTACACCACTGGTCAATAAATGCAACTATGCATTCTGCGAACGGTATGAATTCAGGCGATAGTTTGGCTATTTTACGGGATAGTGTACCGTATATCTTAGGGGTATAGTTCGCTAAATCAGCAATGTCGGCACCGTTGGCCCTCTGAATTTCGCCTATTGAATTGTATATCTTAGTGTGTAATGTACTTGGAGAACAAGGGAAGTTGGTGATTGGCTGAATTGGATAATTAACCTCCTCATAATTGAAATGGGAGTCTATTATCTCAGTAGCGTTATCTACAATATTCCCTGAACTATTAAGAAGCTCCATTTAAGTCTCTAGTATCCCTTAGTCCGTTGATGAGTCCAACTATGAATTTCTGGAAAGTACTATATGCGTCCATAGCCTCTAGTGAGTCGATCTCTTCTAGCTTCTTCCAGATAGATCCCTTGATCTTTTCGAAATCTTCAGGTGGAATATCATTGGCTCCGACGGAGTCGAATAGTGCAGTGACATATCCAATTGAGTCGTCTGAGTTAGATAGGATATTTCCCTTGATTACATTGCACAGTGAATTGATGGCTGGATCTTTATCGTTGGTGATATTGTTTATTCCACCTAGAGATCCGTCGTCCTGTCTACCTAGGAACGAATACGCATTAGTGTCAACGTCGCTTTCATTCTCTTGCTTAACCTTTGAGAATATGTCATCTTCCTGCATCTGGGCGGGTGACTTATCTTCGACGGGAGCATCCTCTTCGATAGGTGCGTCCATATCTTCAGCTTCAGCTAATAGGCGTGCGAACTCACTCAAGTTCTTTTCGTGGAATACTGGGTATAGAGGATTGTTCATGCAGATTATTTATGAAATAAAAAACCCCGCCTTTCGGCAGGGTCTTTAAGGAGTTATACGTTTCGACTTACGAATTCAAGGATGCTTTCGCATTCTTCATTGCACTAGCCGCTTCCTGTAGGAATGCGAGGGTCTTCTTGCTGTTGCTCTCGTTAAGAGTAGCTGCAACTAGATTAGCGGCCTCTTCCTTGGAAATTGCAGGCTTAGTTGCGGCAGGTGCCGAACCAGCAGGCTTAGTCGATGGATTAGTGTACTGAGTTCCCTCAGGTGCCTTTCCCTTAGGATCTGCAGTCTTCTGGTCGCCCTTATTGGAAGGCTTAGGTAGTGAACTTTCATTACCAGCTTCGTTAGTAGGTGCAGAATATGAAGTTCCGTCTGGTGCCTTACCCTTAGGATCGGCAGTCTTCTGGTCACCCTTAGTGGAAGGCTTAGGGAGTACAATTGCATTACCTGCAAGGTTCTTCCATAGTTCAGCAAAGGACTTCTCACCCTCAGTACCTTCGGATAGGAACTGTCCAACGATCTGCTTCAATACGCCGACAGTCAGAGGGGTGTCATCAGAAACTCCTCCATCTTCTCCGATGCCACCCTCAGGAGCACCCAAAGCGCCAGCAATTCCACCTTCTAGCTCTCCACCTTCAAGTCCAGCTTCGAGTCCGCCAGCCAATGGCTCAGTTAATGCGGATACTCCGGGATCATTGTCGTCTACTACACGGACTACTTCAGAAGGGTCTACGTCAACAACGCCTTCGTTTCCGAGGCAGGCGCTTTCCTGTACTGCGGATTCAGGCTCAACCGCACTAGCGTCAGTTCCATCTCCGGCGTCAGTGCTTTCCTGCAAAGCGCCAGCTTCCTTCTTCTCTTCCTCGGAAGGCTCACCAGCTTCTCCGCCAGCACCCTCACCGGACTCTCCAGCGCCTTCGCCAGCTTCTCCAGCTTCGCCAGTACCTTCACCAGCTTCACCGCCTAGAGCACCCTCGCCAGCTTCGCCAGCACCTTCGGTACCTAGATTGTCAACGTCGGCAGGTAGTTCTCCACCGTTATCAACTGCAATTCCGAGTAGTTCATTAATGAACAACTTGATCGCCTCAATCAGTCCAACTCTATATCTGTCCTTTTCGACAGGTCCATTCAGATTAGCCTCTTCAGCTTCGCTGAGGTAAGAAGTTCTATTGGCAACTTCATTGACAATCATTTCAAGTGCTGGATCGGAAATGGATTCCTTGTCCTGTACTTCATCGAGGACTCCACTAAGAGCCTTCTTAATTTCTTCCTTCTGTAGAGTAGTCAATTCAATTTCGTCCGCAGAAAAAGATGGACCGCTTTGTGCAGGTGCATCCTCTGGAATATCAACAGTATTGAAAAGATCGTCAGGATTGAAAGCGTCATCGCCCTCGTTCTTCTGCTCGTCGGCTTCAATTGCCTCGTTGGTCTTTTGGTACGAAGAATTTTGGTCTACTGCGAATGCCTCGCAGAGAGCAATAATATCCTGTTCCCCTTTTAGTCTATTCATGAAACTCATATTCGGTTTACTCCTTGTTCTTTATTTAGTGATCTTTTTCTCATGGTTGTAAAATGTATCAGGTTAGCATGGTTTTCATGACAATGTCCTGTACATCTTTCGGATTCCTTATTATTCTAGCTCTATTGTATACGAATGTAGCTGTTGATTTTAGTTCATCGGCGCTATTGAAATTCATGGTGATCGCACCTACTCCGGTGCAAAAAACCTGTTCATATCGTATGATGGCAGTAGGCCAGTTCATGTTATTCACAACCCACACGTCGACATAGTCACACCATGCACGCTGAGCGTCCCATATATTATCTTCTCCTGGGATCTGGCTATTGCCATCTAATCTACCCTCAGTGCTCCTATATAGGTCAACCCATGCCCTGAACAATGCATAGTTGTTTAGAAATTCGTCTACGTTAAACTCTACAGTAAACTCCTGATTTTCGTTGACTTGGGAGTTAGGTACATGGTTTTCAAAGCCGAAGAATTTACTCTTAGAGAATCCTGCAGTGGCTCCAGCCCATAGGAATGACGAGATGTTGTATTCTAATGATTGATTATTAAGTGTGTCTTCATTGTCCAAATATACCGGAAGAGGTCCAAATACCATCTTAGAGCAACCCTGAACGAGTCTATTCAGAACTGTCTCTAGATGTGGACCTCTCGGCTTCTTTAACTTATCCATTTAGATATTTATTACCCAATACTCTGATAATAGGTAGTGACTTTCCAGCCGAAATGACCGTATATGCTATCTACTTGTTCAGTTGCAGATATTTCGAGTACCGTTGGATTGTATGCCATTTCACCGAGTGAAGCTACAACTGGAACCGAATCGACCTCGGTTATTGTAGTTGAAGGTGCGACGAGTTCAGTCTTACTAGCTAAAGTCGAGACTGTTGGTAGTTGCACAATATCATTCGACTCGCGAACTGCCTTCAATGAACTATCTTCAGATACGACAGGGGAATATTGAACATATCTATCATGCACTACCGCACCCTTATATGCATTGTATGTGAACCCCACTCGATACGAAGTCAACAGTGACGACTGATCTTTGGACACTGAATAGGTATTTGCACTACCTGCGGCTATCTTTGCCAAGAAACCCTTTATCTCAGATGGTCGCTTGATTATTGGAGTGAAAGGCCCTCTCACACTTGAGTAGTCCCAATATAGTGGAGTAGTGTCGACAAAGGGGACTGTGCTTGCAAATTCATCACATCTTGCGTTGAACTCTTCCTTAAACAGTCCGTGTCTGATTAGTACGTTACTTACTTTCACAGACGTTTCGCCCGTTGCAGATCTACCATCTACCATCACACTAATAGTGGGTTTCCAGTACTTGTATATTGACTCTTCAGTTAAGTACTGTGAGATTGTTGAATTTACCGCAACGTCCGTTAGTATCTTGTATGCTAGTAGTGAATTAGCAAAAGGTCCACTAGAAACTTGCATTAGCTTGGAATCGTAAAGTATTCCACTATCTGACTTGACGATGTACCTAGCGTATAGGTTAGTGTTGATTGATATGAAACCAACACTACACTTTACGTTCAACTCCTGAGCTATTGCTATTGCAATCCCACCTGAGAATCCCTCATGGGATACAATTAGGTTGCTGTCTTTGTACTGTACGGTGAACCCAAGTAAAGACTCGAAATGTCCCATTCTAATTGCTATTACATTACCATTGAGAGTAGATTGCTCTAGTTCATACGATATTACAATACCATTCGCATCTGCGTCTATCAGATACCCATCGAACGAATCTAACAAGTACTGGTCTACTACGTTACCGTCAATACCTTCAATTGAATCTGCGTAATCAACTACATGAGCATATGAACTTGCGCTCTTGGGAGAGAAAAATGAAGACGGTCTTCCGTAGAACAATGAGGCTCCAACTAGCCCCTTGAATTCTATTTCCCTATTCTTACTGATCACAGTACGTTTTCTCGCAAACTTCTGGTTGGCTACTTCATTGTCTAATGAGTCAGCAACCTCTCCAGTAATACTGATTTCGGTGTTCTTGTATGTCTTAAGTGTCTTATCTGCAAGTATACCGTATCCAACATACTTGGACTGCTTAAGATCAGAAAAGCTCAACTTATCATACTTGCCTGCATGATTTGTGATTCTATTGTTGAGTTCTTGCGCAGACACGAAAACTCTTTCGTCGTCGAATATGCTATGTAGGTTCCTAGCTTCAACTGGCAGTGTGGAACCCTGTACATAGAAATAATCAACTCCAGATATTTGCAGTGCATTGTTTACTTGCTCTTCATTGTCTCCGTAGGTTGCAGAAATCGAAGGAAGTGGTATTCCATTCGAGTTATATGAGGAGTCGAAGAATATGACTTCAGGCCACTTACTTTGGTCAGTGTATTCATTCGAGGTGATGTATTCTACCCTAAATTCGAACTGATCGCCATCCCTAGCTTCAAAAGAATCGAGTATGATAAAAATTGCAGGTATTCCATAGTCTGCGATCACATCTACGTCTATTGTAATGTAATGATACTTGACATCTCTAGCTGGCGATAGTTTTATGAATGCGTACTTAGAGTTCTGGTTGTATACTAAAGTAGTTTGTTCTTTGATGGTTGAGTTATAGTCTGCATTATCGCTCAATCCATACCCAACGGGCCAGTACGACCCTATCGAGAAAGTCTTCCAAGTCTTAGCCTTGACACTCAACTCGTTCCTAATCATTATGTCGTCGTATTCACTGACAACTCCAGCTAGAGTACCTAGTACAATTCTGGTAGTGTCATTGATTGAACTTAGCGTCTTGATCTTCTGTTCTAGGTGATCCCCTAGTATATTTGGAGTTTCTCCCAGATTAAAATCATCAATTACTGGGTAAGGAACTTGATTGGCATCGCTACCTGCCGCACCGTCAAACATGTCAGATGCGACTGGTTCGCGACCGTACAGGTAAGAGACTCCCATTTGGTTGAAGTATTCCGACTGTTCAACGGGAGAGTTTTCTATGGTAGTTGAACTCTTACTAGACAATACAATGTCAGTAAGAGCTTTCACTACATTTTCATTAAGCTCGATTGAATCGTTTAGAGCTAGTACAAAGTCTTTTATCGACATCCAATTATTTATTAGGTAGTTGGATCTCTAAAACTTGGGTTATATTTGAAAGAACCCGCACCATCATATTTGAAACTAGGCATGACGTAGTAGTCGAATAACTTCCAATCGTCAACCAGATTTGCGTCAGGTACATACCTAAATGTCAATTTGTAGGTGACAGGTAGCCTATTCTGTGGGGGTACTGTAGTGTCATATACACCTGAAGTCGGAGCATTCTTCAATCCGCATAACCTATTTCCACGAGCGTCGAAGAACTGAACAAGTTCCTTATCGCTTGCATTAAATGAAGTTGCGACTGTGACTATGAACTCGAACACATCAGATTCAGCCGCAGACATGAGGTAGAATTTGGTAGATCCGGCAACATCATTTCCATCGAAAAATACTAGATTGACATCAGGCGATTTACCCTTAGTCATGTCGATAGAACCTTGCAGGTCTGCATTCTTCGAATACTTACCCCAGTTCTTAGTGACTTTAGATACCTTCAGATTAGCAGACTGCTGTGAGATATAGTCAATCGCGTGCTTCTTAGTCGGTATTCTGAATGTCTGAAAGAATGGGTCATTGGGCACTCTGAGAGTGACTGGTATGGTTTCCACATCTTCAACAGTATTCCAGAGATACAGCTTATAGAGTAACTCGCGAGTGTTCTCGTTGAGGGTTTCTAGCCTATCTGCCAGATCTTCCATTGTGGTCAACATTAGCAACCGCCTCCGATTTCAGCAACTTCAGTCAATCCTAGTATTAGGTTAGACTTACCCTTAGAGAATACTCTACCGCAATTCTGAGATCTAACTCCGAACATATAAGGCAACTTGACAGACACCACATTACTGAATTCATTCACGATTGCGCATGAAGGGTCGAATGTAGCGTCGGTAGGATCTATGAGTCCGAAAGGAATGGACACTATCATTGTGCTATTAGCTATCGAAATGTTGTCATGTATATGGCAATATTCGGAGTCAATGGTCACGCAGAAGGTATCTATTGAACTATTCATGTCAGGAGATTCAGGTGCGCTAGTGGATTGGTTTGAGAACTTAGCCTGCGCGGCACCTACAATTGCATAATTGCCTGACCTGTCAGTTGCGTATGGAACTCTATATCCAGAGAACTTATTATTGCTCGACTGTAGTATATACAAACCTGCAATACCAGTTGAGTTGATAGTATAGTTACCAAGTTCCAGTGAGGTGATACCCATCTTCCTATTCTTAACCAAGTATGAGATTGGTTCGATGTGGAAGTTCAAGGCTCCTCTTACAGTCTCAATTGACGACACTCTTGCGATAGGAGACACTTCAGCCATCTTACCGTTAGCGTTGTACATGTTTGAGGCAGAGACTACGATTGACTTAGTCTTATCGTACTTAGTCGCGATGACCTTTGAAACCTTACTCGGATTGAATACACTGTTCGAAGATTCAATTATCGAGGTGATGTCACCTAGATTCTTCTCCACATATACCCTACGATCAGTAACGTCCTCTAAATTGGTTAGTAGGAAATCACCTCCTGCCACTGAACTCAAGACGAAGTTAGTGAAGAAGCTACCGTATTCCTGATAGTTAATTCCAATATAGTCGACGATTGCGCCAGTGAGGTCATATGATCCATTGGCCGCTGACTTATTGACCACGACTTCAATCAAGTCACGGTCGACTCCATTCACTCCATTATCGTAATACACAATCGAAGAGGCCGTCCAGTCATAGTACATGATACCCAATGAGGATATTATATTACCGTAGAGTGAATCGGTGAGTGTTGCGTTAACTGTATACGAGGTGTTATTATCAGCCTCACATAAGAATGCCTGTGCTGGATTTAGCCCATTCACCAACATCTTGAGTATGATTTTCTCAGTCGATACTGCATGTAGGGCTTGACTATATCTCGAATTCGAGTTAGTCAATACAGTCGCAGACAGTTCCTTAAGGGTGTTGAATGTGACAGTCTTAGTCGAAGTTGCAGAAGATACTATTGCACTTCCGCTACTTCCATTCCAGCTAAAGTCTAGAATGTCACTCTCTGTCACGAAATCAGATCCGTTCCCGTTATCAGTTCCGAATGATACTATTGGCGACTCTTCTATGAAATTATACTTGTTGGTATATTTCATCAGGAATACGCCATGTGAATACACCGGGGTTCTTCCTGTTACAGTGTGTCCAACTCCACCAAATGCACCGCCTATGTAATCTTCTGTGGTCTTCTTAGTGGTGACATTAATCCACGAACATCCATATGCTCCTAGGATCATTGCGTATGAACCGAGGATGGTGTCAGGTACTACAACAACCTTAGCCTTCGATCCATATCTACCATACTGACCAGCAACAGCAGGATTAGATCCAGCCACTATCTGGTTCATTGAGCCGTTGAATATGTTAGCCTTAACAACGCTACAGTTATTCTCTAGATGGAATAGGACGTATGTAGTTCCAAAATTGAACTCTGCGTAGTTTGATGTTGAATTGGTCATGGCTACTGCATGAGTGAACCATATGTAATCGACCGTGTCTGTGGTGGTATAGTCTATACTCACCTCATAGATAAATCTTCCGTTTATTTGGTAAGAGTGTAGTTTACTGAACGAGAGCGCATCTATTGAGAAGTATACGTTATAGACGTGATTAAAACCTTCTAATTCATGCACAAATATGTACATTCCGTTAGGGGTGGAAATCATCTGAAGCTGTGCATTGTTCTTGTAAGGGGCTACATTTGACAGTCCGACAACACTAGCAACGACTTCATACTTTGAAGTCACTACTGACACTGGATCTGCATATGTTGCATCAGCCTTCATGAACTCAATACCATCGTCGACTAGCCTTACTAGGTACGACTTAACTTCACCGCTGAGATCATTGATAGTGCTGGCGAAGTCACTTGCGCTTGTTTCTTCGATTGTCTGACTAGTAATGTTCTTCGAGTATTCGAATGCGAGTGAACTATCACTGAGGGTCTTAGCGACTGAATCTGGATAATAAACCACGGAAGGGTCGATAGTCTCAGGAGAAACATGCTTGATACCCGAGAGGATGTAATTAGCCTTCTTCTGTACATACAGGTTAGGAATTACTACACTACCCTTAGTTACTTGTATTTCTCTGGAGATATTTCCATTTGCGTCCTCAATGCCAATATCGACTTCGGTCTTAGACGCGAGTCTGGTTAGCTTATCTGAGGTGAGGGTTAGTTTCAGGGTAGAGTCTACTGTAATTCCATCAGCGTCACCGAAGATAGAACCGTAGTTTCCATATAGCTTGAAAGACTCACTTGCACTTATATTAAGGTTGGACACGTCGCCGATGTTAAGCGAGTTCACGTTTCCGAAGTTATATGCCAAGTAGATGTCGTAGTCAGGGGTATTGTATGTGGCCTTCAACAGGTCACCACCATGCACCGCACCCTGATTCAAGAACTTCATTGCGAAGTTCTTACCTGCGATCAGGTCTATCTCAAGACTTCCGCTCCTCAAAATAGTATCGAATGTCGACTGTAGTTGTGAAGTTGCTGGTCCGATTACGACCTTATTGACCTCAGGAGTGGTAGCTCCCTTGGAAATGTAGGTGTACCTAAACACGTCCCTCGAAGGGGTGCCATTCGACAATAGAATTGATTTACCGTAGAATGCGGTAGTTGCAGATGCAGTTCCTAGGTTGATGCTCTCTAGCTTAGCCCTTAACTGAGCCGCACTTAGATTGAATATCTGACTTCCGGTAGGTCCGTTCAGTGAGATTCTAGAATTTGCATCAAGATGCAACGATGAATTGATTAGGTTTTCGGTTACGTTGGTATCTGTGATAGTGACACTCTGGTCGACAGATCCGTAATTAGTGTCAACCAGAATATCAAGAATTGCTGGATCATTACCGTCGAAGCTGGAGAACTTCCAACCTTTACTTGCAATGAAGTCTAGATTCCAGTATAATGCCCTAGTAGATGGAGTTCCTACAGTTCCGAAGATCGAGCTTCTTATTGAAGCAAACGACGGTACTGTGATAGGCTTCAGGAAAATTCCTGAGCCTGCAGATTCCAAAGTAGGAACTGCGTCAACTAGATTGAAAGTAACTTCACTGTCTGGGGTAGTCGCCCAGATGGAATACTTGTTGAGAGTCTCAAACGCATTCTTTAGACTGAGATCTAATGTAGCTAATGCACGCTGTTCACTATTCATTTGTCACCTTGTTTGATATTTATAGCTCAGCCAATTAGATTAGTTTCATCAATTACCGAGAGATTCTCAAGAACCCATTTCTGCAAGGAAGCTGAGAATGAGAATAGTACAGTAACTTTCGCAAAACCCATACCCTTGATGAGGTCTGTGTTTATTTCAAATATCTTGGTCTTACTGTCAGATGCTTCGTCGTAGTTTGCGAATAAGATAGAACCATTCCACCTACTCACATCATTACCAGCAACGGTGTAGAACCTTCCATCTAGGTTGTACACTGTGATCTTAACTAGATCGCCGTCGCTGATTCTATTCTGATTCGAGTAAGACTTTAGGGAGAATAGTGCGTTAGATGAATTGATATACTCTACAGCTTGATTAGATACACCCCTGAAAGCTAGTCCATCTAGTAGCATTCTATTGTTAGAGGAGCCTTTACTTATAGTGTATTCCCTATCGACTCCGAGTGCGGCTTCGACATTATATCCAGCAAACTTGATAGTGGAGTAAGGATTCACCCCAGTTAGTGACTCGAAGGACGTTGCCAACTGAAGGACCATCATCTGCAATTGCATCACTGTCTGGGCGATTGATGCATTATTCATCATCTGCGCTTGGTAATACCTAGTGGCATCGTCGCGCATCGCATCTACATAGAAAGTCTCGTATGACTCTGCGATATTCTCACCGTTCGCAATGGAGATTGCCAACTGGGCATCGAAGTTCCAACCCGAGAATCCACGGTCATCTCTAGTCTTATATATTTCGAAGTTTACGTCATTACCAGAACAGCCTTGACCTTGGCCACCAAGATCTATCACTGCGAATAGTACAGGTTCCTTATCGGCCTGTGGCATGTATACGTCTTTTACCTGATCTGCACTAGAAGGTTCTACCTTAGTGCAAACAGACATATGCAGTCCGATTCTATTGAACTTGAAATTGCCAATTGAATTAGCGTAGAAGTTTATTGCATTTGCAATTTTGCTAGATATTGCAGGCAAATCTAGACTGTAGTTTATCGTTACAGTTCCGTCATTATCGTCTTTACCTATTAAGTTGTAAGCCTTGATAGGGAACAGCTTACTGAACTTAGTGATACCTGCAACTCCATTGGCTTCGTTCAATGGGTAAGGCATGTTAGCGACTGTCAATTCACTGGTTAGAGTCGGTGTTACGGACGAATATCCGTTTAGCTCTCCGATTTCAGGGCCGATATTGGATGGCCAGTCGGCAGTATAGTTTTGATTCTTCTTCAGCTTATTGTACTTTGCACAATCGTCGTACTCGTACTGGAAGTATGTCGAAAGTAGCTTGTTTATCTGATAATCTTCAGTTTCCTTGTAGAATTCACCAGCAAACTGGTCATATGGAAATGCGGTTTGCCAGATATTATAGACGTGGTCGCCCCTTACGATACCGTCTGAAGGGGTTTGTCTTACCAACTCAGTCATAGTGGAGGCTACCGGATTGGCAACCCTCTCCTCGTCAGAGATCCAAGCTAGTGAAAAGTGTGTGATCGATAGCCAGAAACCAGAATCTGTATTTTCTGCAATTTTTGGTAGTGCTTGATTTAGTATTGCCGACTTCATAAATGATATTTATTGGGGTAAATAAATAACAGGATGGATGAATTTTACGGCGGAAACGTAATAGGGTATTCGATAGAGCCTACTTCTGACAAGGGACTACATCGCTATATCGATTTTTACTCGATGCTACCGGGGCATATAAGGAACAGGCCAGACCTAATGAAGGTCATTTATTTGTTTCAGGACTATTTGAACGACGGTTATAGGAAAATCCCCACCCCTACAGTAGTTCAGTCATACAAGTCCACTGAATCATGCTCACCTTCTACGGTAAGCACCTCATATACTGAGATTAGACGGCCATATAACCATACGCCAGCAATGTACAAGAAGGCATTGTCGAGCGCACTCGACTACTCAAACACAGGCAACGATCCAATTGAAGAGTACTATAAGGAACGCGACATCGATACATGGGCTATCGACTTTGATGTGATGGACGCATATAAGGAAGAGAATAGTAAGACTCTCCTAGGTGATTCTGGTTCACTGTATTCTTACTACAACGAACCGAAGCAATATTACTCAACCGCTGAATTCTACAATAAGCTAGAAAACGCATACTCCTCAAATGCAAAATCAAATGAAGCATTCTATGGATTGTTCATGTACATTAGCACGATAACTAAGAATCCAAGTATTTCCCTTGACGAAACAGCAATGAGTCTTGAGGCTCTTCGTTCGCTAATACCTTCATATGGAAATTCTCCTGAAATCCTGTTCACTTATTATGCTTGTGATGGTGTATCATTCTTGAGCGACTTCGCTGGGTTTGCAGGGAACACTGCAGTTAAATTCAGCGTAGAGTCTAGGAAAGTACCACTCTACTATGGAGTTTCAGACTACACTGACTATAATAAGAAGCCGCCTTTTGTCGCTGATAGTGTGACATTCGACGAACTGGAAATAGATCCACTATACACTTCTTCATTCAGGGTCACATTTGGACTTGAGGCTGTTGCTAATGTAGAGTCACTAAATTCAGTATTGGATTTGATAGATCAATCTCCAATTGGTACATTCGCAATGACAGTGTATCCAACTTCGCTAATTGATGTTGCGTTGTTTTCCTCTAACGAGGTTCCTTGTATAGCATCATCGCTACTCGTGATCAAGAAGTATCAGCACCCTGAAGTATTCTACGATAGGTTTTCCTCGGAGAATCAGTATAGGCATGACCCTAAGGGTGCGTCAATTGCTGAAAAGATTTATAGGATGGCGTATTCGAAAGACCCTAAGGTGTTTGACTACGAATACTTGAGATTAGTAGCTCAGCACTTCGGATACTCGATTGAGACTGACGAACAGGAAATCAATCAGAATTCGTACTATAAGACTAAGGACGAGAAAGAAAAGGTTCTTCGTAACCTGATCGACAACATGCCAGAGTATAATAGAATGAAGGGTACTGACAGTGGTATTGAGATGGTATTGCTCAGCTTCGGACTGGTGGGTAGGATTGTCACTCTATTCACTAGAGGAGACTCGAAGGTTGACGGGTACGTTGAATTCATCGATGGTAGACTAATAAGCGGGGACATGGATGAATTCATCGATGCTAATAACATTGAAGGCGCTAGTGACGATGAAGTTTCCACTGAGATGTCTAACCAGTTCAAGGGTCATGCGCTATTGAGTGGAACTTCGATATACGATTGGTACGCAAGTCCTCACTTTAGAGTCGAATTTGACATCCTCAAGGATTACCTCAATATCGCTCGTAGCTCAACACAGTTTTCTACCATTGCTAAGACAATCAGAAGAATAAAGCCAATTAACACTGTGTTTCAGGGTTTCTATGCTAAGTTGACTGCAGAGTACGGTACTCTATTCATAAATCCGCCGCTAGGTATGAACAGGGTTAAGCAAGTTTTACATGTCGGAACTGGATGTGAATTTAGAGATAATTGGAGCGAACAATGCGCATTGGAGTTAGTACATGATAGTTAATCTTGGTAGATCGAACGTATATTCGATTGGAAATTTCTCAAAGAATGTTGCGGCTAACCTAGTTATTGATGGCGGGGTCAATTGCAATGGCAACATGTCAATAGCCCAAGGAGCTAATAGTATTGGCGATCCTTCCTATAGTGGTGACTATTCTATCTCATGTAAAGGTAATATACACCTAGCTAATGGAAAGTCTAATAAGAACATATACTACTCTGGAATTGCCACTGTAGATACCTCATGGGATGTAAATCAGTACGAAGTAATAGCATTCAATGCACTTCCGGGATTCATCGAGACTACCGACCTTTTAGGCTACCTCAAGTATTTACTATCATTGCCAGCTAACGGAAGTGCAGTCTTCACTTCACCTACATACACCCTAAAGGGTAATTACTCCAAATCAATAAACGTATTCAATGCTCAACTCAGTCCGCTTCAGAATACTACCTCGCTAGTACTGTCGACAAAGGCCGCATCAAATTCTCTAATAAAGTTGAATGCAGTCGGTCAATCGGTGACCCTTACTGGATTACACATGACATTGAATTGCGCACCTAGTGATGTCATCTTCGCTATCGGTGCAGATACTTTGAATATCAATAATTCAGAGATCAAGGGTACTATCTTCGCTCCTGAGAGTGACGTGGTGATTAACAATTCCATCGTAGATGGTGCGATATATGCCAAGTCGATCACCGTGACAGGTAATGCTACCGTGCATAATTCACCTTTCACCGGATACATTGAACAGGCAGTTGCTCCTGTAATCAAGGTCACTCCATTATCCTCAATGGACAACTATGAAGCAATAGAGGTTATTGTGAGTAGTGACTCGGGAGTCATCCCAGAATACTACGAAGTGAGATACACACTGGACGGTAAAGAACCTACTAGAGAGTCTGAGTTGTATGTCTCTCCATTTGAACTATATGAGGTCGGAGTTGTTACCGTTAAGGCTAAGATATTCGGAAATGGAGTTAGTGACGGATTAGTCGCATCTCAGGCATATGGATTCAACTGCAAAGTCCCAACCCCTTCACTAGTCAAGACTGTAGATGTAGGTACTGGGTTGGTGGAATACAGCATCAGTCATGAGCCTAATTCGACCGTGTATTATACTCTCGACGGATCAGATCCATCTGTTTTTTCTTCAAAATACGACAACGCCACATTTAATTCACAGTTTAGTGACGAAGGTTCTTATCAACTGCGATTTTTCGCATACTCCCCTAGATGCGACAACAGTAATGTAGTTGAGGAATACCTACTCATAGAACTACCAGACATTGGACTACAGCCTCCTGTGATTGAGGTGTGGAGAACACTAAATGGAGCAAAGGTCAATTTAGTATATACATTACCTGCCACTCCAGCTAAATCAGATATTACAATACCTAACACATTCACATACGATGATGTTGACACATTTGCAGTCTATATGTCAAAGTATAACTCGGCAGATGACAGTAAGGTGAGATACACCATTGACGGCTCTAACCCTGTTGAAGGTTTAGAGTACACATACGACACTCCAATATATATAAAGAAGCTGACAAATAACAGCCTCAGAGTATTCTCTCACATAGGCTTCAAGGAGTTTAGTGGACAGCGTAATCATCTCATCATCGTCGCTACCTCAGGTGGAAGGACATTCGACACCAGTGCGCAGGAGTATAGGTCTGAAGAGGTTCTCGATAGCCTACAGGGAGGTTCGAGCTACGCAATTGATATGGCATGGGTTGGTCCGGGAGTGGTCACTGACGACTTCGCAGTCTATCAGGCATTGATCAACATCTTGGCTACTGAGATGTTTGAGAGGATATTCAATCCTAAGTTTGGAGTGAGCATCACGTCGAGACTTGCTGAGATAAACGCAGACATGGACTCTGTGAGCATCATTGCCGATCTTAAGGCTGAAGTAGAAATGCAAGACCCTAGAATTAGGATTCGAGCAGATTTGAGCGTGGCGTACTTCGATGAGTCTATCGGTGCCCTAGTTGTTGATCTAATGTGGACCAATCTAGTCACCAATAATTCGGCTACATTGAAATATGCATACGACTTAGATACCGTTCTGTAAAATAAATATCACCATGACTTCAAGGATTGATTCGTTTTCGAGTATTATCAGTGCATTTTCATATCTAACGCAGGCAAGCGTGAGCGATAATTTCACTAGTGAATTCAAACTTACTAGCGGAAAATTGATTAATTCTGCAGGTAAGTTATTGCCTGAGGTTGTGTATAGTGGAGCTAAATTAGGCACTGTGGATACTGCTGGATGGATTTCGTCAGGTGATGCGTACTTAGCGTACACCAATTACGAGAAGATCCAGATAAAGTCTACGCCTAAAAATATGATAGGACTGTCATCTAATGACGTTAAGGTTCTATATAGGCTACGAGACTTAAATACAAATCCCGGAAACAATGAGAACGTGTCTTATGACGTTTTCGAAGAAATCGACCCTTCTTACCAGAAAGACGAGCTAGAGTTCAAGGTTTCATTGACTAGTGACTATGAGATCGCACTGGTATTCGCCAAGGCACCTCCTACTCATAAGGTAGAGTATCCAGAACTGTTCAATTCAGATATTCACACCCCAAGTAGTTTCTGGGATTACTCTGCCAGTAACTTGACTGACCTGTGCGAAAGCGACAGGCTGACTAGTAGTGAGAGAGTCGTATACTTAAGGGTCTATAAGAATGGAGTCGTACAGCCTTCATTCGCATCGGGTAATTTCAAGAGCTTCAATCCAATATCTCTTGGAACTGACGGTAGGTATGCATTAAAGTCAGATATAACTCAATACTTAGTGAATAGCGCAACGTCACTTGTCGCAGATCAGAACGGATATGTGTACAATGAACTTAAGTATCCGATAAAGTCTAGCCACACAGTCTTAAACTTAGATGGAATTTCTAAGTTGAATGCCTTGAACGTGCAAGTATCACTATCACTCTCTACTCAGTCGAGTCAAATAACTGCAACTGTCCAACTGTTTGACGATAGTGGCACTATTAAGCTATCTTCGAGCACCGTGATACTACCAATATGCGACCTTCAGGAAATATATTCAACCGTCACAGTATCGTCTAAAACTTCAGAATACGACATTACTTTAGAATCTATAGAATCATATGTTGGAGATAGTTCAGTTACTGAAGATCCTACATTTGATTCACGATATGCGCCTCCTGAAATCTACGTCTATAAGCAGTTGAATGGTGGGTCGCTACTGTACATAGATTCGTCATCTGGTGAAATTTCGCTAGAGGCTGGATATGATCTAAAATTCAGGGCATTGCCAAAGTATTCTTCTG